AAGTCGTTATCATCAATCTTGTAAAACAGCATTCTCACAGCAGGTTCAACACCAAACACATTGGTAAGAACAATTATATGATTGAGTATCAATCTCTCTTTCAGTTCACCTGTACTCTTATATCTCTTGATAAGTCTCTTAACATACTTTAGTCTTTTGAAGTCTTCTTCGAATTCACTCATGATGCAATTTGGTTTATCATAAGACTTCATCGCATATAGCATAAAGTTGTCATCATTTAAGTTTTCAATCATTTTTTAACTTGGCTTGAATCCTCTTCATCATATTGACTTTAAGTTTTGCCTTATCATACTTCTTATCATCTATGTACTCACCTGCTTTCTTGGCAGCAGAGCCATGCATCTTGACATATTTCCAATTACGATCATAATCGTTCTTGAAGTCTTTAGCTTCTTTTATATAATTATTTGATTTATATGACTCGTATGAGTCTGAAGCATCTTGCTCTTCATCATAGTAAGAGTCATCACCATCTTCCATTTCACCTTCGATATCTCCCATGATGTCATCAAGTTCTTCTTGGTTGACTATTTCGCAGAAGATATCAAATCCACCTTTATCATTCATTGAGTATTCAAAGTAAACGAAATATGGTGATCCTGTCTTCGTGACAACATCACCATTATTTCTCATGCCTATTCTTTCACCAAACTGATTGATTTCGAAAATCTCATGACCAGAATCTCCAGCAAGAAAGTTTGTTGCAGGAAGACCGATATGAAATGGTGCAAGAACTTTACGTACCATTTCTAGAGCATGATAAGGTGTTGCATATGGTCTAGCAGTGATAGCCGTCAAATGAATATTGATGTTATCTCTAACAGGACCATTATCAACACCCACAAAGCCTTTCTCGGTCTGAGCATAAGGCATCATTTCTTCATTTAGTATTCTTCGAAATCTTAACATGTCATTATGCCTTTATATTAGGTGCCTGGGAAGTATCTATCGTCAGCAGAGTTATCAAGTGTGATTGAGCCCATTGAAACAAGAGTTTCATAGTTTACACGACCTGCACGACCACCGAGTGTTACTGCAAATGTTGCTGGAACAATGTTTGCGCCGCCTGCAATTACTGTAGGTGCAACATTGAATCCTGCACCACCATTTACAATAGTAATTGTGGCAATGGTATTCAGACGAGCATTTGATGAGAATGATTGTAATGTGTTCAATGAGTTTGCAATTGTATATCTAACATTTATTGTTCCATCGCCGCCACCAGAAATTGTCAAGAAACCAGCAGAGTTATATCCTTCGCCGCCATTTGTAATAGAAATAGAAGTTACAGGACCTGTGCCGATCTTTTGTGATACCCAACCAGCATGTGCTGGATGATGACCATCTGCTTGTGCTTGTGTGTTTGCTTGTTCTGTTGCAGAAACACCCCATACAGCACCATAGTACTTTGAGGTATTTGCTTTGTCGCCATTGATAGTAGAGTTTGATATTGAGTATGTGGTATTTGCATATACAGGTTTGTTATTACCTGATACGTAATCTATATTTCCCCAAAGTGACATTGGTTACTTCTCCTTGTTTTCTTTTGTAATGTTTATTTCTTTGTTGGCAGGACTTTTATCTTTTGGAGATAAATCAACGACATCAGATGGTTTTCCTGTGTCAGTCTTGCCTGTAGGCATCGTTTCTTCATCATAACGGCCTTTCATTCTTTGTTGACCAGCTTTTTGCCACGTTCTTTTGCTAGGTATTTTTTTCTGATAGAACACACTTCTTCTTCTTTTATGATATGTTCCACCAAGAACTTCATCAATTTGCTCTTCTTCTTTTACATGATAATACTGATTAGAGCTTTGTGGATCTTCGCCGTGTGTACCTTTATGATGAGCCGGATCAAATGGACCTGGTTTCCCAATGAGTTCATCAAGCTTTTGCCTGCGAATTTCTTTGATCATTTCGGCAAGTTGCTTTCTGTTCATGTGTATTACTTCTTCTCTCTACGAGCTTGAAGAACAGCAGCAATAGCAGCCTTACGGCGTTCTTCAGAACTTCTGCCGGCTAGTTGCTTGCTCTTAGATGCGCGAAAATCTCTGATTGCATCACCGATGTCGGTCTTGCCGGTAATTTCTTCACCTAAATCATCAACTTTCATACCAGTAACAGCTTTTTTATTAAGCAGGTTAGACCTTTCGCGCCAGCTATCGCTTTTTAGACCATGCTTTTCACGTTTTTCAATGTACTTTTTATTTTTTCTTTTATCTTCTTTTGCCTTGGAATCATAGTCTTCTTTTAGTCTATCCATCTCAGATTTTTGTTTTAATTTTTTACCAATTTTATGTGTTGGTTTCCATTTACCATCTTCTGGATCTTTTGAATATCCTTCTCTTTCAGATTTTGGTGGTTTATCACCCCAATTTTCATCAAATTGTTCTTCTTTTACATTACGTGGTAGAATTTTCTTTGGTTCCATATCAGGAATTTTTTTACGAGCAGAACGAACAGCATCTTCCATTTCCTTAGAACTCATACCTTTTTTATAAAGTGATGATGTAGCTCTTTCAATTCCTTTATTATATTTACTCAAGATAGCTCTTCTACCTGTCTCTGGCTTTCTGTAATATGTTCTATTGAATTCCTGAGCAGTATCAACATCTGAATCAGCCTTAGCGAGATAACCTGCATATGTTCCTGGAGATAGCTCATTAAGTTGTTCTTCTTTCATTGTGCTTGGTGAAACTGAAGAAGAGTTTTTACCAGTTCTTGTTACAACTGAATCACCTTGCTTTGCGATATTTTCAGCTCTACCCATGCCTGGAGCAAGATTATTTCTTTTACCTACAAGATTTACAGTCTGTACTTTGTCTTTTGCATAATCAGGTGTACCTGTTGCATAGTCTGGTTTCTTTATGCCAATAGATGATGGTGAGGTTACATCTGCTTCTGACTTATCTTGCTCTTCTAGCTTACCGGCAGCGGCAAGCTTCTTATGATGACCAGCACGAGCAAGTTCTAAATCTCTACCTGTAAACTCTGGTTTACCATCAAGACTAGCGAATTGTTGCTTTGTCATCTGAACTTTTTCATCAAGAAGAGCAGCGGTAATGTTCTGCTCAAGAATAGCAGTGTACTTTTCATGAAGCTCATGAGGTAGGTTATTGATAGACTGAATACCAAGTTCTTCGTTTAAGTTCTTGGTTACTGTGCGACGAATCTCATTTTCAAGCATGATCTTCTGTACTGATTCGATCAACGGATCTTTCTTATTAAGCATTGTTGTTATTCCTTTTTGGTTTATCTATATTTATTGAATTCTATTCTTCGCAATTCCATCTACGGAGTGCTCTGTTGATATCTGAATCTGGGTCTCTGGCTGTCTTAGCAGAAGTCAAACGCTTCTTCATGCCTTTCATACGGCGACAGAATGACAATCTGCGCTTCTTTCTTTTGCCTGTTGGTTTCTTTTCAGTTACTGCTGTCTGTAGTTTTGAACCAGGATTTTCACGGCGATATGCATTGACAGCAGCTTGACTTAGACCATCTGTCTTGTCTTTACGATTAACTTTCTGCCAGTCTTCATCAACTTCCATATGAGGTCTATACATACCAATACCAATTGGTTTTATGTCCATAATACCTTTATCGAAGGACTCTCTAAGCTTTCTGATAGATTTTGTTCCAGAATGTTCACAACCACAACCAGCTTCTTGAAGTCTTTCACATGCTTCTAATAGCTTTGTTAGTGCAGCTTCACCATACTTTTCAAAGAACTTTCTTTGTGTATTTTCTTTAAGTGCCCACTTACGAATTGATGGTGCAGCTTCTGCAAGTGTGCTACCAATCTGAGAGAATCCAGTAACAAGTGCTGGTGATGCTCTTAGTGAGAATGTAGGTCCAAGACCATCGTTCATAGATGCAAGATCAAATGCACCTTTTGGTAGACCAGCATCTTCTTGTGCTAACTTCTTTCTTTTTCTTGCATCTGGTACTTCTGCATTAGGTTCTTGACCAGGTGTCATTGTCTTGTAGATCATCGCTAGTGAGTTTGAACCAACTTCTCTATTAGAAGGAATTTTAATATAATCTTCAAAGTTCTCATTGATATCTTCATTGACTGGAACACAATTAGGCACCATACGGTACCCCTTCTTCTTCATACCTTCCATCTTGTATCCGTCCCAACAAGATCCTCTTTCTTCATTTACTGCTTTCCAACCACCACCTTTTGACTTATACCACTTTGATGCCCAACCGTTCGCATAGGCAGATGGATACACATCAAACTTTGATTTGGCCAATGACTTTGCTTTTGACCATAGTCCTGGATTAGTAGGGACATTTTTTTCTTCTAGATATCTCATTGTTTCTTCCTTAGTTAATTTGCCCTTACCAAAATTTGAAACATTGATAGGTTGACCTTTTCTTTCTGGATTTGGATCGTGTTTTCTTTTAGCTACAACAGCCGATGCTCTTTCTTTTTTCGAAAGCTGCGCTCTCTTCTTCTTTGACATACACTTTGGTTTTGGTTCACCTGGTTCTCTTGCACAAGGACCTATTGCTTCACCTTTACTATTAATTCTTTTCCAATCACCTTCTGGATGTGTTTTGCTGAACCACTTACGCAAGTCTTCACTAATGTTTCTTTGGAACTTACCGTTCTTTTGTGTGAAAATTTCTCTTTTACCACCAATGTTTCTACCGAACTGATTATTTCCATAATAAGACATACCGTAGCGTCTCGCTTGCATCAACTGTTCTGCTGGTGGTCTTAAATATGCTTTTGGTGATTCGACTGATCTGTCTGCTTGTGGACTCAATACTGTCTTTGGTGGTACAAACTTTGTGATACCTCTTTTCTGTGTCTCACTCTTTATCCACTGTTGACCTTCAGGAGTCTTTACTGGACCTTGAGCAAATTGAGATACCATGTTTCTTACACGATCAAAGTGACCGTCAAGCTTTTCTTTTTCTTCTGGTGTTGCTTTGTTATAGTCTGCTGTATTATCAATCGTCGTAAATTTATTATCACCAAAAAGCTTTCTGAAAGTTTCTTTATTTTCTTGAGCGGCACTCCACTTCCATTGACGAATGTCTTTTGAACCATCTGGTATACCACTCTTGTCTGTGCCGTCAGGTACTTTTCTCTCACCTTTTTTACCTCTAGCTCTATTTCTTAGCTTTGAGACTTCATTGGATGTGTCTACGAAAACCATCATTGTTTCATAGCCAAGACCTTCAAGTCTGTCTTTGATTGACTGTATATGATCTACGCTTTCTGCTGTACCATTGATGATGTGTCCTTGACGACCGGCAAGTGTAGATCGTTCAGTTGCTTTTCTGATCTCTCTGGCTCTACCTAAAAGCTTTTCTCTTTCATATTTTTCAGATTCAGGCATCTCAAAATCAAGACCGCCTCTTCTCATCAAGTGTTCTAGTGCTTTATCAGAATTAATTTCTCTTAGACCATGACCTGTTAGTGATCTCTTCATAACAAAGTCTTTACCTGAACCTGGTCCACCAGCAAGAAACACAGCTTTCAACTTTGCGGGATCATTGATACCTTCAGCAAGTTGTTTGCCTTTATATTCTTCTTCCTCTTCATCATCCATCCAATCACGAAGTTGACCTTGCCACAAATTGTTGGTATGATTAGACTTCATTTTCTCGGTATCAGCAATATTTTGTATTAAATAATGTGAAGTCACTGTTGGTGAAGAATCACCGGTCACATATCCCATACCTCTGATTTCACCACCAGATGCATGATTGGCAGCGTGATCTTCTATCACATAACTCTTACTGAACATAGAAGGATTGGCTCTAGCAAACCAGCGCATGATCTTACCTGCTTCAGCGTTTGCTTCGTTTTCGATATCTGAACCTGTCTCACCTTCTTTGGCTATATCTTTTCCTAAACGACCATCTTCATTCTGCTTGTGGTGTACAAGTTCGTGAGCAACAGAACGGAATATATCCATTGGATGCCTGTTCATTGTGCAGATAGAGAGTTCATTTGAGACAGGACTATATGCAGCAAACGAGTTGTAATCGTCGCTTTCATCTTTATATCTGATGTTTGGGAGAGACTTTAGACCTAGCTTATCTGAAGCAAAAGAAACAAAAGAATCAAGCATGGGTGCTAGTTCTTTTCTTGTAACTTCTTCATTTAGAAGAGTTTTTTGACGGCCAGACTGTTTGACCTGTTCATATATTGATTTTAAATTTTTCATTTTCCCTCTATAGGAATATACAATTCTTATAGAGTATTTAGTATTTTACTGTTCTGATTCCATGGCTTTGTGCCAGTAACTATCTACTATTCTCTTACATTCATCGTCATCATAACTCTCAGGTACTTTTACACCTTTCAGCTTGAACCAAATGACATTTGCTATTTCACGATAAAAATTCATTTATAAAGTCTTTCTCTAGCTGCTCTTCTAACAACTCTTTTGATGCTTTCCATTATAGGTTTAGATTCAACACCATTGTAGTATTTTGATACTCTCATAAGCTCTAATATAGGTAGATTAACAACGATAGCAGATGTCTCTGCATTCTTATCTTTATTATAGTCAGCCAACCAACGATGATGACCATCAAGAATGTACCCATCATTTGATACTATGATAGGTTTGATAGAAGCTTTATTGTTTATCATCTCTGCTACCTTGTCTTTGTCGAACTCCATCTGTGTAGACTTCAACTCTTTTGTTGGTAGTTTCTGTTTCACATGATTGATATTCTTATCAGAGAGATACTTAAGATATTCATCTATCTTATGACTGTCTATTTGAGGCATTAGATTTCTGCTAAACGTCATGCCGATCTTAGGCACTTCTATTTGTTCTTTGGTATATTTCATTTGTCTATTATCTTCTTGGCTTGAATGAACAGATTTTGTAAATCAAATATCTTTTTGATATCATCTTTGTTTGATTTGTAGAATGTCATGACAATTTTCTTTTCAACTTCTCTTTTGCGTCTTGTATCACTTCTCTTTGATGATATGATTGACTTGTTCATCATGCTTTCTACATGTGATATGAGTCCTGCAACAGAACCTTTTGTGTTTTGTGTCACACCGTGTGATCTTTTCCAATCTCTGATATGATTTCTGTACGTTTCGTTTGTAGAAATCATGTTCAATGTTCTTGATGATATGGTCTTGAAAAGTGCGTTCGCTTGTGATGTAATTTCAGTCAATTTTTTTCTTTCTTCATTACTCATTTTAGACATGAAACCATCAGAGTGATTAGCAGCACCATCAATATAAGACTGTAGAATGGATAAGGACCTTCTTGTTCCTGCCAATCCGCCATTGATTACCTCGTCTTCGATGTTCTCTATTTTTATTTTTCTATCTGACATCACACACGAAATCCTATTTTCTGTCTTGCTCTTTTTACAGAATTGCTAGTAGAAAAAACAACTCTGCTTAACACTTTTCTTTTTTCTCTTCTGTCTTCTGCATTCTCAACAAGTTTCCATTCCATATCACCTGTCAGAGATACTCTAAATCTAACATAATAGACTTTAGTTTTGATTGCATCGGCAAAGATGTCTGTGAAGTTCAAAGCTTCTGCTGATAATCTTACCAGCGTTTCTTCACATCTCTGTCTGACTTCTTCTGAGTATTCAGCATTTTTCAACCATGAAAAATAAGAATCATACCCATTTTCTCTGAGCCACATTGCAGCTTCAATTGGACCTTGGTTCATTGAAGCTCGTTGAATGATCTTAAGAACTTTATATTGTGGTGTTCTACCCCATTTTCTGAAATAGAAATTTTGATCTGTCATGCCATTCTTTTCTATCGCATCAACTAGATCATCTGGTTTTTCTATGTTTGTGATTGTACCTGATTGCGTTGATATCTTATATTCAGAACTTGCATCTGTGATCTTATAATCAACAAGTGCTTCATCTGAAGTGCCTGCAACTCTTACAGTGGCAGAGCTGGCATCAATAGGCAAAAGACCTCTGTTCACAACAGCCAGAGGTCCAAGAACTTCTGCAAAGTCATTATTGATAGACGATATCGGTAGTGTTTGTCCTACGTATTTGAGAGTATTCTTCACTTTTGCTTTAATCTCTTGTGAAGGATTTACAGCTTCTTCAGCAAGTACAAGCAATACTTCTTTCTGCATATCACTTAGTTTGTTTGTTGTGTTTATTGCGGTAACAACAGAAGTGTAGTAAGAACCAAATGATATATTCTTATCGACTATCTTGGTTATGTTTGAACCAAAAAAGTTTGATTTCAAACTTATACCACCGCCAGCACGATCTGGCTTAAGCATGATTTTTGTACCACCAACAGCAACATAACCTGTCGTTTTATCTGGTACGTATTTTGCACCATATGACTTTAGATTTTCAGCAAGTTCAATAAGTACCTGTCTCTTATCTGATCTTGATTTTGTTGAGCCATAAAGAATGATTGAACTAGAACTGACAATATCGTAGCCAATAACACCAATTGCCTTGATGTTAGCACGAAACTTCTGATCTGTCATTTTTGGTATGATTTGATTTATATTAGCCATTCAAGTATTTATCTCTTCCTCACGTTCCCATTTACCAATAGGACATGATGAAGAAGGAAATCTTACTTTTGCTGTCATGAAACAACCACACTTATTGCACTGCATAACACTCTTTCTGAGATGTTCACATTCGTTGCATATTGTAAGTCTTGTTTCTGACATCTCATTATTCTTTTTCAATATATCAATTAAGCTCATTTCATTTTCCTGTAATAAAAAAGGGCGCCGAAGCGCCCCAGTATATATTTGATTTATGATTAAGCTTTTTTACCAAGAGTTGCCTTAATCATCCAGTTCAACTTTTCATGTGCTGTTATACGATCTTGTAGATAGTTAGAAAGACCAAACTTCTTCTGACTTTCAGCCATATTGTATGCTTCAACTACAGTGTTCATTAAATTTTCATTACACACTTGTAGATTTGATAACATCTTGTCTGCTGTAGGAATCTTCTCATCTTCCATGATAACAGACAACTCTTTCATCCTACCAAGAGTTGCAGGAGCAAATGCATCTAGCTGACGAATATGTTCTGCTAAAGGATCAACTGCACCTTCGTAGTCTTCATAAATGGTCGCAAAGAACTCGTGTAGCTGTGGAAAATCAGAACCTATGACGTTCCAGTGATAGCTCTGTGCTTTAAGCTTTGCTGCGAAAGTTGATGCTAAAACAACTTTCATCTTCTCTACTAGTTCATCCATTTACTTCTCCTAATATTCATCTATATTTAGATGGCGGAAGGTGAGGGATTCGAACCCTCGGACCGTTTTACCGGTCGCCTCGTTAGCAGTGAGGTGCCTTCGGCCTCTCGGCCAACCTTCCTTATTCACAAATAACCTTAATCTTTCTTACATAACGATCCCTATATGGATCCCAAATACGAACGCGCTTCTCATAGCAATATGGTTCAGGATCAACGTAGATATACTGACGCTCTACGACACGCTCACGATGGCGATGACCACCAATCGCTTCACCAATGATAAGTCCGCCTAATGCACCACCAAGAACACCGATAATAACTTCTTCTGAGTTATCTGCATTTGCTACTGGAATGGTTGCTGCAATCATAGCAATTGAAAGAACGGCTGCAATTAAAGTCTTCATTTGTTTATTCCTTTATTCTACTATCTCTATATATGTATTATACTTACCATACTCATTTACGATGTGATACAGCCAGCGCGCATTCTGAGGACTAAGACGAACACAACCGTGTGATGCTGGATTACCAAGCTTCTTTACTTCTGTTGTTGCGTGAATTGCATAACCACCGTGAAAGAAGATAGAGTGAGGCATCGGCGCATTATCATACTTACGTGAGTAGTGCATCTTCTTTACAAGATACGGTTGATACACACCAGTAGGAGTGCGATAGCCCTTACGACCAGTAGAAACGTCCCACTCAAAATAATCAGTAGGAGTTTCTACATACATCTTCTGTTCTGACTTATCAATTCGAATAATCACTTGATGTTCACCAAGAGGTTCTGCACCAGCCTTAGCACCTGTAGCCAGCATAAAAATTGCAGCAGCCATCACAGCCAACATAACAAAAAACTTATTCATTTATCCTACCTTCGCTTGCGGTAAATGTTGAATTGCATCTTTGAAACGGTCAGCACAGTATGATGCTGCCCAAGCATTTGGCTTCACTAACGGTACCACATTACACATACCACGAATGTAACCAACAGCTTCATTTATAACACAAGATGATCCGTGTTTCAAGTCAGGATTAATGTCCAGATGAATTTCAAAGTCACGATCACCAATAGCTTCTTCAAGATCCAGATAAAGCTGTGCAGTCTTCATTACTTCATTCATGAGACGCATACGTGGTTTGTCTTTCTGCTGGTCATAGTCACGCTCACGTACAACAGAACCAAATACCTTACAACCATTTTTACCATTCTTATGAACAACAACAACGTTGATGTAGTCGGCATGCCAAACACCATCAATCTGAAAGCGTTCAGAGTCGCCACCAAGATATATCTTTGTTTCGGGAGTTTGTTCAAGAATGAATGCACGAACTTCGTCTAAGTTCATATTTTTTCTGATCATTGTTAAGTTCCTATATTTGGTGCGAGTAGAGGGACTTGAACCCCCACGCCGAAGCACTAGTTCCTAAGACTAGCGTGTCTGCCATTTCACCATACTCGCATTAATGGTGCTTCTTCAAGGAATCGAACCTTGTCATGTCGGTGTGTAAAACCGATGCCTTCCCATTTGGCGAAAGAAGCTTAAACTGGTGACCCGTTAGCAGCCGAACATATTGACCCGTTGGATAGAGTAATATGTGTCACTTACCCAGCCCCCATACGGTGAGCCGACTTCTATACCGCTACGGGTCAAGAGCGGTTTCTAAATTACATTCCAGCAGTTAGAGATGTGATTGTTTCATTTGCCCACAGCCAAAATGCTGTACCAGCAGCGATGACTGCGCTAATACCCTTCTTTACGTCCCAGCCATTCTTCCATGTCTCCCAGATAACCCAAGCGACAACTGCGACAAGAAGCAAAACTACGATTGTATTAAGCATATTATTACCTCATTCAGACCTTGATTGGTCATTGTTATTTAGATATTACACCATGCATTAACAAAATCAGTAAGTTCTTTCCATTGAGCTTCATCAAACATGAGCATATTTTTCTCACGATTCCATTTTTTGGTTATCGGCTTATTGCCATACTTAGCGACCATTGAGTAGACACGTGGTAAGATCACAAAAATGAATGTATGATCTTCATGTCGTTTCGACTCGACCTTTTCATATGGTATGCCAGCAATATATGCTCTAGCTAGATGCGTTGCTCTTGCTTCAAAACGAACAACCGTTTTACGGTGATGTTCTAAATTCCATCTTCTAGAATGGAGTTTTTGAAGCTCAGGGTGGTTCTTGTGCATTTCAGATTCCCAAACAGAAACAGATGGTGATAACTGATGCTTCTGTTTGTACCACTTAATTTGCTTAGTGAACTTTTGTTCTTCCTTGCGAATGATAGCAGGCTCAAGTGCAAGGTGTTTTGACTTAATCTTTAGTTCTACGCTCATTTGATTTTTCCTTTGTTAGAGTTATTGTAGTGCATCTAACAAGAAAAGTCAAGGTGGCTTTTGTTTAACCTAGAAGAAGTGTTCCTTCATTGTGTTACTCCTTTGTAAATGGTGACGCTAGTAGGACTCAAACCCACATTAGCCGTTTTAGAGACGGTTGCATAATCACTCTGCCATAGCGTCATAAATTTGGAGCGGGTAGAGAGAATCGAACTCTCACTTCCACCATGGCAAGGTGGTTCGCTACCACTACAACATACCCGCATTTAATAAGGTGAGGTGGGACTCGGGTACACCCACAAGACACGGCACAGATACCTGCAATCGCGTCAGCCTAGATTTCCTTGGTAAGGAACTATACATCTTCGGATCTCTCCGCTCATGCACGGGCACCACACCATCTAGCCAAGTTAGTCAGTCTTTGCATCCGACCATTTCCTTGCACTCGGCCAACTCCCGTCGGAGTCAGCATTCTATTTATTTGGTGCGTCATGGTAGAATCGAACTACCTTTTCCGGCTTATGAGACCAGCGGGATGCCCATCACCCCCCAAGACGCAAAATGAATAGCGAGTATTTCTACTCAGGTGTGGTAAGCCCTTCACTCCCCGACTTCAGGAGCCCACTGCCTAGATCGATTGCGCTGTGCTATTCATCTAATGGTGCTGCCTCTCTGAATCGAACAGAGTCCCCACGCTCTTCAGGCGTATGTACGCACCAGCTATACCAAGGCAGCAGTTATTCTTTAGTCTTCCAGTATTCTGTCTCGTTGTATTCTTTCCACTTGAGACAGAATGCTTTACATAACTCTTTATCATGCTCTAAAAGCATTTTAGCAAACTCGTTTGGACCGTCTATACCGACAAGACCATGCAGATCATAGATGAAGTCCATTGTGAATTCATCTTCTTTGAAGCCTTCTTCAGGCCAAAAGAAGCTAGTCACGAAGCAACTGAGGAGCTGATTCCGTCAAGTTCTTCTTTTCGTATTCTGCAAGTTTAGCAGAGTATTGTTCGTTTGTCAACCCATGCCAACCAATACACTTACCATTTGGGCTACGACCACAACCACATTCTTTATTACTCATTTGCTTCTCCTATTATGGCGGAAGGTGTAGGATTCGAACCCACGGAACCTTTCAGTCCTCTCGCTTTCAAGGCGAGTGCAATAGACCACTCTACCAACCTTCCAAATTCGATGCGATTTCTTAAAGTGGTTACGCCCTCCACTATTGTGTTAACGAGAGTTTCCAGTCAATTACAGTCTACTCACAACCCTCTAGCTCACATATTATATATTCATACATGAGATGTCAAGACAATTCTACTTTCTTAGAATTTGAACTTGAACGACACAGATACCACCACAACCAATCTTTCTTGCTGCGGCTCTTGATAGATCAAGATGTCTGCCCTTTATAAAAGGACCTCTGTCATTTATTCTAACAATGACTGATCTTCCCTTGTGTGTTACTCTCAGTTTAGTACCAAATGGTAGTGTCTTATGTGCTGCTGTTAATGCATTTGGATTAAACTTTTCTCCACTAGCAGTAATCTTACTTCTGCTGCATTCGCCAGGTTTAACACAGTCATACCATGATGCTTTCATGGTGGTCTTCTTTGCTGCCTCTGCCGTAATTGACAGTGCAAAGGTAGTAAACAAAATCAATATAAAAGCTGTAAATACTTTTTTCATAACATTTTCCTTATGAATGGAGAGCCTGCTTTTTTGGCTCAGGTTGAAATGACATTAAGCTGTATTGTATACCTTTCTCTTTCCGATGTTAACAATAGTTCTATTTAGTGTATCAGAATTGAGAGATAATAAATACTTTTATACTCATTTCAGGATAGAAACATGATCACACTTAAGCAATTCAGACGAAAGCCAATCAACAACGATCCGCGCGGTACACCAGTTCTCATTCAACATGGTATGCACTCTCTTGATGTTAAGCCAACACCTGAAGAAATTGCTGAAATCAAAAAGCAGTCACAATCAAAACCGGCTTCACAGAAAAAAAAAGTAAATGAAGCATACGCGGCACCAGATTGGAATCCTGAATATAACTTCAACAAAGATATGTATAGCGCAGAACCAGGTTTGGGTCATGCGTATCAGTTTGGTATGGCAAGAGAAATTGCAAGATTACCTGATCTATATGGCGCAAAACGTGAAATCAACGAAAGATTTAAACTTGAAAATCAACATATTTCACCAAACGTGAATCCTGCGTATCATGGTAGTTTTCATTATGAAGATCAAGAAAAAAACTTACTAAAAGAGTATGGACAGACAAAACAAAGTCTTCATCCTGAGATAGCCAGATATACAGAAGACAGTAGTTATCTGAACAGAAATCTTTGGGAGAATTTTTTAAACACCGGCAGTGATTATGAAGATAACAGTCTTGGTGAACACAATCTAAAAAGTCTAGATGAAGCTCTACAATCTAGACAATTGCCAACAAAGCTTACTGTATTTGCAGGAGTTAAATACAATCCTGGTTTAGAAGCGGCAAAGAACGCTTACAATAGACTTTATCATCCAGGTTATACATCATCATCTATTGAGCCTGGCACAGGATTAGAATTTTCTGCTAGAGTAAAAAGAGGTAGAGTAAAAGAAGATAATTTTGGTGATGATCCTGGTGATAGACATATTTTGAAAATACATCTACCAGCAGGACATCCAGGTGAGTTTATCGGAACAAGATCACATTTTGATCATGAGAAAGAGTTCCTCATACCAAGACAGACCACATTTCAAATCATGCCTCATCCAACAATCGTAAGAGCAAACAGAGGCAAATTTGGTCCAAGGTTAGGTATAGATCATATTCACTTATGGGACGCTCATCCTGTTCTTAATCCAAATCAATTAGAATTGCCATTTGGAACAAGACGCCGATAACCATAATGGGCAATCTGGTAATCATAGTGTAGTTCCCAGAAGTTAGCATACAGATCATGTAGATTGCGATCTGTTACACTACTCTTAAAGTTACCGTAGTCGATGTTTAGAATCCTTTGCTTGACAATATCAGCAAAGGATTCTTTATTAATGAAACAACGAAACTTGTAATCTGTGCCCTGATCCTGCTGAATAGGCACATTCAGAAACTCTAGATGCTCACGCTTTCTAGCACGAACACGAAGCATACTCTTGTCATTCCAATCTTCAACTGCACTCACAAAACCATCATTAAAACAAATCCACATTATATAAGGTCAACCTCCATAAGATTTAATTAAATTGTTCTTTCTCTGCATGAACGTCTTGTGCAAGCTCTGCCAATTCTGTAAGCCAGAGTTCTTGAATAAGCCATGAACGTGTTCATCATCCATGTTACGTACAGCATCAAGCCCCTTTTGTTCTGCATCAGGGTGGGCGTCAAATACTTTATTAAATACTTTACCTGATTCTTTATTACCATCTCTGAATGTTTCTTTTTCTGAGATGTCTGCACTGTAGTCTTTTGGACCACCCTGCGCTCTATAATGAAATGAGCCTCCAGGATCAACATTGTAAATCTTGCCAGTCTTTGGGTGAATTTGCATATTACCTTCACCATAATCAAGACCTGTACCAGTGATGTCCCAATTCTTTGTAAGCACAGCAGCATGATACATCTTACCGACATGTTCTGCTTGCTCAGGTGAAAGCTTGTTGAAGTCTTTATGACCCATTGGCTTCAGACCTTCTTGCCACTTTGTAACAACAGATGGCTTGCCGTCGATGACTTCGTGCTTAGGATCAAGTGTATTGATACCCATGTGATGATAGATAGCACTCGTTAATGCTTCGACTTTGGCATGTTCGCCGTCTTTGTAGTGCTTGACATAGAACTGATTGCCCTGTTCGTCAGTGGCTTTACCGCCCTTGTTAGAGCCGCCCTGAGTACCATAATCTACATTGTATGCTTCAGTCATAAACTGTTTGAATGTTTTCATGTGAAATATCTCCTTTGAGAGTATTTAGTATGGAGCATCTGACAGGATTCGAACCTGTATCGGACATTTCTGTCCACGTCCAGTTACCTTACTCTCCGTTCGTAGCGGAGGGGGCTACAGATGCATTGATACCATATCTCTTAGCAACAGTACTAACAATGCTACTAAACTTTGAAGGATACAGAATATTGATTTCTGATTGATATGTGATGTTGTCTATTAGAATGTTCTCTATTGCGGCATCAAGTTCTTCTACAGTTGTATCTGACTTGATTAGAATTTCATTTGCTAGACCAGAAGAACACTCAACGATACTGATAATCATTTCCTTACTCATTATGACGAAATTATAACACAAAAATGAAAGAATGTCAAGACTTCTGAGGATGACCCATTATGACTTTCTCATGAGAATGTGAGCCAATTTTTCTTCTATATCGTTCTTTATCTACGATACGAACTTTCTTTCCAAGAAGTTTCTCTGCTTCACTAGATGGAACGACAGGAGTTCCAATTTTTCGCATGATTGCTTCAGGTGCACCAGAGACTTCAGCCCATGATCTTTTCATCTTGTTATCTTCAGCAGCGGTCTTCATGAAATCGAGTTTGCCACGTTTGGTACCATCTGTACCAACTGCGATTGACTTTCTACCAAGTTGTTTCTTGTAAAGTGTTACCGCTGAAACTTTACCTTTTCTCACAACAACCTTCATTGCAGAGTTTGAGATATCATTATGTATCGACTTGGATTCATCTTCAGAACCAGATGGTATACCAGAATATCCACCGATACCTGAATATGAATTTCTGAGAATGTCATGAATATCGTTTCGATACTGTTCTCTGTACTTCTCGTGTTCTGGATTGAGTCCAATTGAAAGTACGTGTTCTGTCATGAATTGTGAGAATGAAAGCATAAGATAAACTCCTTTGATTTATTTATGCTCTTTCAAATGTTTGGAGGGGTAAACAGGAATTGAACCTGTATTTGCGGATTTGCAGTCCGCTGCATAAGCCATTCTGCCATTACCCCAATTTATAAATATTTATCAGAAAGGAAATTACATGCTCACATTCATGCAATTCGTACAGCTTCAAGAAGGTAAACTGAATTACACTAGAGTTAATTTGATAGATCATATCAAATCGAAAGGTTGGATTTCGGCAGGCAATAGCGGTGGAAATTCACCTCATGAAAAATTTATACATCCTGAATCCAAAATGCATTTATCGATACCAAGAAGCAGAACATTATCACCGGGTGTGATAAGCAGAACGCTCAAAGATGCTGTGAGACACGAAAAGGATGAAAACTTCAGAAAGGCTGCTTGATTGGCTGCTCATCATGGATTCGAACCACAATACCCTGAGTCAGAGTCAGGAGTCCTACCGTTAGACGAATGAGCAACAAATGGTACTGCCTAGTGGAATCGAACCACCGTATTGCGTTCCACAGACGCACGTTCTACCATTGAACTAAGACAGCATAATAAGTTGGAAACGATAGGAATCGAACCTATCAATACTCGCTTTCGCTATACAGTTATCGGCCGATTCCGTATAGTTACTCACTTTCTACAGCCACTTCCAGCAGCTTGCTGATGCCTTTCGCATTCGTTTCCATAAATTGGTTGCGGGAGTGGGATTCGAACCGCACGATCTGCTGGTTATGAGCCAACCGAGATGACCGCTTCTCTATCCCGCAATATTAGCACTGCCAAGGGAATCGAACCCTTTACCTAGGACACTCCCGCTTGAAGGCAGGAAGGTGTATCCAACACACTCCAGCAGTATCAAATTGGCAGCGCATAAGGGAATTGAACCCTTCTCCCCGGATTGAAAGCCCAGTATTCTGACCACTAAACTAATGCGCCTTGAATTGGAGGACTGGGTGGGACTCGAACCCACGGTGTTTGCATAGCGGATTAAAAGCCCGCGCCGTTCGCCACTACGGTAACCAGTCCGTTTGTTGTAGTGCAGCTACTTCTATGGGCTATATGCTATGCAAGCACGAATTGGCTGGAAGACTAGGGATCGAACCTAGATTCGTGGTTTCAAAGACCACCGTCCTACCGTTAGACGATCTTCCAATAAACTAAATATCCTTGTCAATCACTCACATAATGGAGTATACTATGGATATGTATCTAAGTCAAATCATTTATTTGCCCTTTTCTTGGGACACAACTGAAACTGTGCCTTGTCGTGGGCAAATTTTAGACATTCATCATTATCAAGCTTTATATTCTTTGCTTGGCACCCGTTGGGGTGGCGATGGGCAAAGTACATTCGCAATGCCTGACTTGCGCCCGTGGAATGATGTAGGCCCAGACTATGGTCATCGCACTCGTCGTGAGTGGCACGAAGATGAACTTGTACCACATATGGCAATGAACGGGCTTTATCCTTCACACGGATAATTGGTTGGCACAGAAGGTAACGATCCTTCCACCCCTGTCTTATCAGGACAGTGCTCTACCTCTGAGCTATGCGCCAATGATTCGTTACACCTTACAGGTTTAGCCCTTTCGCGAACAGAGTCAGCAATCCTGTATTCGTAAGCTTTCCCTCATGTTGGGCTTACTAGGTCTCCCCTGACTTATCTAGAAAGTCGGGTAACTTTTATGTGGCGGCAATATTAACGACCTTTGCTCTTATAATCGGGACGGTCATGCGAGTGCCACAAAATTTGGTGGGCAGGTGCGGTTACGATCCACTCCCTTAAGGATGGGTTTTACAGACCCACTGCTAGAACCACTAGCTTTACCTACCCGTTATATGGTGCCGCATGAGAGAATCGAACTCCCATCAGAGGATTACAAAGCCCCTGTACTGCCATTGTACTAATGCGGCGTTATTAAGTGTCGGCCTCACAGTTATTCGGCCGACTGTCTGACATTCATGACGGATGTTAATGCGTAGTCAGATCATTGTTGGTGGAATGCTAGGGAATCGAACCCTATCGTCCGCCGTGCAAAGGCGGCATGCTCCCGTTATCATCAGCACCCCGTTATTGGCACCAGTGCAAGGATTCGAACCCTGACAAGAGGTTTTGGAGACCGCTGTGCTACCGTTACACTACACTGATTAGAATTAGTTGGAGTTTTTTAGAGAGTTCCCCATCCTCTATGCGTGACGATCACTCGTGTTACGGAGCCACATATCACGAATTGGCGAGGGTTCCTAAAGGAGTATACCCACAACTTATCAATGGTCTGCGAGGAAGGATTCGAACCTTCGATCCCCTGACTCCAAATCAGGTAGGGACGGCCAGACTCCCCTACACGCAGTTGAATTGTGAATACCGTATGACTGACAGGATTTGTCTCCCTTTGTTTAGAGTCGTTATCTGCACGGTAATCAAGACAGAACGACTTTAGAATTTTCTACCTTTATTATAACCCAACTCAAGCCAAGAGTCAAGTTTTTCTTTCTTGATTTTTCTATTCTCTATTCCGTTTGTGATCCAACAAGTGCCATATTGCGAAGTTTCTTTGCCTTTCTTTAGGGACATTGCTTCACTGATCTTTTGCTTGTGATCTTCGGAAAGATTTTTGTTTTTCCATGTGTCATATTTCACAAGTCCGGCATCATGACGATCTTTCAACATCTTAGATATATGAGGATTCTTACGACCTCTGAGACTTTTGGCAATCTTCTGCCCAATGACTGAATGATCTTTGCCGAGATTGTTTAGACCTGTTTTGTTGAGATAACCCCAACCGCCTTTACCACCTTCACAAAGATTGTAGTTGATTTCTGTATCAGGAACAACTAAGATACTTTCCAACAGATTCATATGATCTTCATCTTTACAGATGTGTAGTATCTCTTTATGAAAGTTATCTACACCATATTTTTTGATGGCATATTTCAGTAGTTTGCCTGATCCAAGATAATCATCATTCAAATCTTTTGTTTGATGTTTGCCGATATAGAACTTGCCGTTCACAAGATTGGTTGTTTTGTAGATAGTATAGAACATCAGGAAGCCTCAGGATACAATAGGGTTTACGATCTATTTAGTATCCTGAGGACTTCAATGCGACCTATGCGAGACTCAAACTCGCTACACCTCTTAGACAGAGAGGAGTGATATCCATTCACTAATAGGCCTTGAATTGGAGAACCAGGTGAGAATTGAACTCACGACACGCGGGTTAAGAGGCCGCTACTCTACCACTGAGTTACTGGTCCTTGAATTGGCTGGATAGCTTGGATTCGAACCAAGGTCATCCTCGTTAACAGCGAGGCGCTCTACCGCTGGAGCTACTATCCAATATTCTACTTTCGTCAGTAGTCACATCATCATATGAGATTCGAACTCATGCCTGCGGATTTCGGCCGCCGTGCTTCCCCTACACCAATGAATGACTTGTCGCTGGTGGCCACCTGCTAGTGACTACTGACGAAAGTAGAATGTGAGGCTGTGCTGAGTCACAGACCCTCACTGGATATTTCGCTACTCAGTGCGCCTTTGAGAAGAGCAAAGGTACTCATAGGAACTTAACAATGTCAATCAGCAGTAGTTACGTGCAAACATGCACGACAAAAAAACCTTTTACACCTTCGCTCTTCAGCTTGTTTATAAGCTGCTTCTTCGCTTCGGTATACGTGCCACGAATCCAGATTACGTCTTCCATAGACTTTGGATTTCGCGTTTCACTAAAAGCCCAACCGCCTATACCGCGGGGTTTGCGACCGTGAGCCAGTTCGAAGTCAGTCGTATCGAATTCGATCTTCAGCATTCAGCTTCTCCTCATCAGTTACAAAAAGAATATATCACACTGATTCGGTCTTTGCAAGCACTTTTTTAAAAGAAAAACCCCGAAACTTTCGCTTCGGGGTTTTAAAAACTAAGTCTTTACGATGACTTAACTACATAGAACCCCTCATCACACCTGCCCATGCTGGCTGGCGTGTCTCTTGATTAATCGTGAATGGGTAATAATGTTTCATTTTCGTCTTTCTTAAACTGTATTCTATTTATACAACATCCTAGCAGGATTTTATTAGGTTGTCAACTTTTTTTTGGTGCGAAAGGTGGGACTCGAACCCACAGAACTCGGTTTTTGAGACCGATACGTATACCTATTCCGTCACTCTCGCCCAGTATTGCCTGATTAGGCCTATGATAACAAGTGTAACAGCACCAATCATCAATGCACTATATGTGATAACACCAGTGTTACTCAACAGCATATCTACAATCCACATGAAACCTACCCATGTAACACAGAAACATCCTCTATCAAACCATTCGTTCATTATATATCCTCAAAGGTTGGTCGGCGTGCTTGGATTCGAACCAAGTCAAGAACACTCATCTAGTGCTAAAGGGATTATAAGGCCCTCCCGTGTACCAACACCCACGCCGTTATTTCTCTACGTATCGTTTTGTTTCATGACCACATTTAGAACAATGCAGCTTGCCGTCCCAGTCATCCCACAAAGAGGTTTCTTTATAGTGACCTTTTTCACAAGACTTACAGCGTTTGCCGTCCATGTCAATGTGTGTCATCATCAACTCCGCATTTGGTGCGCCCGCTCAGATTCGAACTGAGGATCGGACGGTTATGAGCCGTCAGCATTAACCGCTATGCTACAGGCGCGAATTGGTGCCCCTTGACAGATTCGAACTGTCCCTTGAGCGATTTTAAGTCGCTTGCCTCTACCGCTGGGCTAAAGGGGCGTATTGTTTAGTCCTTCATTGCGCCGAACATGAAGCCCTTGCGAGGATCACCCCACTCAGTCTCAGCACGAACACGAACATATCGTGCGCGAGTGTCGGCTGTATTAGGATTAGGCACAGTAACCCACGGGTTCTTACCCTTTAACCATGCCTTCTGCAAGAGTGTCCACTTATCAATAGCGGAACGTTCACGCTTGATAGCCTTTGACAGACTACGATTTGCTTCACGTTCACCCTTAGAGGTGTAAGCAGACTTAGACTTCGGTGCAGACATTTACTTTCTCCATTACAAAAATTGGCGACCACTGAGGGATTCGAACCCCCATTTTCAGCTCCAGTTACGTCTAGTCGGGTAGAAGCCGACCTCGGCTAAGTGGCCTTTTGAATATTTATTTATACAAATTCGTCAACAGGAAAACCCCTGATATATAGACCATCAAGAAATTTCTGACCTATCATGTGAGCATCATCGCTATTCACGAAGAACTGTTCCCAGATACAATCGTCATCTTCGAAACAATATAGCATGAACCCTGCGCGGTTGTCAACCATTTCAAAACTTACATCATACGACTTAACCATTGTTTACATGCTCACCACAAAAATCATTCTTGTTCTTTTCAATAATCTTAGGATACCGAGTACACTTGCGATAGTTTATATGCCGATCATATTTGGCTTCCATAAGTTCAACTTCAAAACTAAGCATCATGAAGTCACCGAAGAACTTCTGCCAAAACGTCTTCTGTGACCAGATTTCATCAGCAGTCTTTGGCTTCTCAGCCTTAGGATATCTCTTGGCCCAGATACAGTTTTCACAACTAGAAGCAATCTTGCTCATGTCATTAACTCTCTCTTTTATGCACACATAATAGCATATCTGTTGCCATCGTCAAGAGAATTCTGCATCAAATATGTCATTGATATCAATGAGAGATTTTGTGGTCATAAATCTTGGTGTCCAACCATCAAACGCACCACCCTTGTTCAGAAATTGAGTGTATTCTGAAGCTTCATCTTCAAAGAAAAACGCTTTGATGATCTGATCCGTATGAGTTTCATATACAAGCCAAGAATAGTCATTGTCATCAAGTACAACTTCATAGTTCTTCATGTTTTCTCTCCTTAAACCTTGATACCTTTGAATTTGTCTCTCTTGTCGTTCGTCTTGTTAGGCATTTGAATTTGACCGCTGTCTGCAATATCATTTTGTGCAGAAGCTTCAGCATCATACAGTTTCATTTTAGGTCTATCTACACCAATGACAAATCTCTTGTTAGTTGTCGGATCATTGTATCGGTTCTTCAATTGCTTCACCATGATCTGACCTAAGTCTTCAAGTTGCTCAGTGCTGATCAACGCAAACATGAAATCGGCAGTCGCTGGCAGACCAAATGATTCCGATGTATCTTCAAGACCAACATCTGAATTTGAGTAGCCGCCTCTTGTAGTTTGTGTAGCAGATATAATTGGAACATCAAACTCGACTGCAAGACCTCTTAGTTCTTCTGCAATTGCTTTGATGAACGTATAAGAATTAACATTAGGTCCAGCTTTCATTCTAGCAGAGGAACAAATGTTAAGATAGTCGATATAGATGATATCAGGTTCGAAGCTCTTCTTCAATCTCAGTTCATTTAGCAGAGTTCTGAAATGCTGAGACGAAGCAGATGCAGTAGGATACTCTTTGATGATCAACTTACCATTGGTCTTGTTCTTGAGAGATGCAACCTTTCTCTCATACAAATCTTTTGGCATCTTCTCTAGATCGTCAACTGCTGTGTTAAGAAGATTTGCATCAATACGTTCTGCAATTCTTTCTTCTGCCATTTCCATTGTGATGTACAAAACATTCTTACCAATTGTTAGATTGGCAGCAGCAAAGTGACACATAGCAAGAGACTTACCGACACCAGTACCGGCAAGAATGATATTCAAAGTCTTCTTGGGCAAACCACCTTTGGTGATCTTGTTGAAGAACTCAAGATCAAACGGAATACGTTCTTCTACTCTATGATAGAAATCATATCGCTTTTCTACATCTTGGAAGAAATCATGACCGATATTTGGGTCAAATGAAACTGAGAGTGCTTCGGTCAATACATGAGGAATAGATCCTTTACCAAGTGTCTTGTTTTGTCCATTCATGATTTCAATGGATAACATCATTGCTTGATAGATTGCCTTCTCTTGACAGAACGTCTCTGTCTTATCAATCAGCCATTCTTCAGATGTCTCTTCTTTGGATTCGTCAAAGGAAGTTAAGGCACTCTTACATGCCTTAACTTCTTCTTCGGTAATCTTAACTAGAGAATTGATTTCAATTTCTAGAGCATCAGCAGTAGGTCGTTTGTTATACTTCAGAATGAAGTCATTGATCTGTTCAAAAAGAACCTTGTCTTCATTCGAAAAGTACTCACTCTTGAGAAATGGTATTACTTTGCGGCAATAGTTTTCATTCCTCAACAAACTCTTCAATATCGTCTTTTCCAGACTTAGCTGCGACATGCTCAGAAACCTCCAAAATCATATGGTTCAAAATCAATCCTGCAAACTCTTCAAACTTTTTGCTTCGTCTGAGATTAGTCTCTGTATGATTACCCATATCAAGTAGATCATATGAGAATTGCAGAACCGCACTATCGTTTTCCAGTTCCTTAACTGATACTTGTACGTATCGAAGTATAACGCCATTCCAAGGCTCAATCAAGATTTCAATAGGGACTGTATCATAGTCCTTCATATCATCACGGAACTTATAGTCTTGACCAATAATCATTCGTCTTCTCCATCTGCAACATTAGACTTACCATACAAGAATTCATTCTTACATGCTTCATCAATTCGATCAAGAATGTCCTTCGTAAAATACTTCTCAGGATCATTTAGAATAGCAGATTCAAATGCTTTTGTTCCATCTGGCAATTCATATCGTGTAGATACCTTCTTGATGATGTCAAACTTCTCAGCAAGATCAAGAAGACCATAATATGGATCAAGACCATCTGTATAGTCGAGTAGTGTCTCTACTTTCTTATTTTCAATAGTCAGTCGAGCCTTCTTTAGATTTGCGGTGATGATTGCACCAGTGATCTGATTATCCTTGTCCTTGTCTTTCTTCTTGGACAAGAACAGAATAGTAGATGCAGCATACTCAAGACCAGAACCACCACCCATCTTCTTTGTCGGCACATATGAACCAACAACATCGTAAACGTGATTGGTCACAATGAGAGGCACCTTAGCCTTACCAAGCTTCAAAGTGAGAACACGGAATGCACCACGCACCAACTGAGCACGGGTCATGTCTCGTGTGTCTTTACCATCTGCAATGTCTTGCATTTCTTTATCGGTTGAAAGATTACCAAGTGAGTCGAGAACAAACATCATTGGTGGACGATCTTTGCTTGTCTTGTCTTCAATGTACTTGTCGAGGATCTTTACTGCTTGGGTTCTGAACTCTTGGATAGTTGCGACTGGCACAACTGCAACTCGCTTTGTGTCAATGCCTCTATCTGTAAGCATTTGCTTAGATATAGCAGATTCGGATTCAAAGTAGAAGACGAATCCTGTTTCGTTTTCTCTGAGGAACTGTCTGACAATGTTGATTGCGTAAAAGGTCTTTCCTGTAGACGGTTCACCAGCGAGTGCTGTGACTTTGTTAGCAGGTAAACCCCCATAGATGCTACCAGATAGCAGAGCGTTAAGACTATAGCTGCCAGTGCCAATAAAACCAGTAACATCACCAGCTTCGACTCCTTCATCCGCGATGCCAGCGTATTCATTATCAATCTCCTTGAGTAAGGATGTAAACATATTTGACATATTGATTCTCCAATATTATGTTGATGTCACGATTCTCCGTGACGAGGTATTTAGCAGCGAACGATATCGTCTTCGCTGCATATCTCACCCATCTGAACTTCAATCGCAATGAGTGTTTCATTCAGGTGAGTATTAGCAATCTTATGAAGAGAAAGCTTTGGCACATGAAATGATTCACCCTTCTTCACAGTAAAGATGCTACCATCAACAATGACTTTACCTTCACCCTGCACAATTGTCCAGTGTTCTGAGCGATGCTTATGATACTGAAGTGAGATTGCTTGATCAGGTAAAATCTCAAGACGCTTGACCTTGTATCCCTGATCAACATCAAGTACCTGCCACTCACCCCACGGGCGTTTTACTGATTCAACATAAGGCATTTTGCGTTCTGCTGCAATCTTTTCCATTATTTTATCAAAGTCTTTGTCTTTATATTCTCTACATCCTGGATCACACTCTTTGTATAATCCACATGGGCATCCACCACCGTGATCATATTTTGCCATTATATCCACCTCAATTTAGGTTCACCTTTATATTCATTATTGAAAACAAACCATGCGAAGGCAAGCATCCCACCACCTCCATTAAATCCGACACGATTACCGAATACATACACATATTCTAAAACATTCAAAGAGAAAAGTCTATCTCGTCTTTCTTTGCCTTCAAGAAAACTTAGCTTGTTGAACATAGCAACTTTCTTCTCAGCCAAGTTTAAAGCATGAAGGGTGAACTTGGTTCCGATCTTGAAAGGGGGATTGGTAATGATGTTGTCAGTTTTTCTATGACTATACATAAAATCAAAGTGTGCATCACCATATCCTCGGTCAATCAGATCCGTTGCGTATATATGATTGTATCCGTAACGCTGCAATCTCTTACAGATGGCACCATCACCACATGCTGGTTCCCAAATCTCACCAGAAAACTTTTCGCGGTCCAGAAGGGCATCAATAGCCCAATCTGGAGTCGCGTAGAAGTCATCTTTCTTCCGGTTAGGATTGCCTGAACCAGCAAGTCTTGTAAATTGTTCCAAACTCATGAGAAGAAATCTTCAAGTGAACTGACATGTTCTGTTTTCCAATTGATACTGTCGAGAATGATTTTGAGAGGTTCAAGAAATGATTTCTCAAATTGTAAATCATAGTCTACATACTTCTCTATATCAAGCTCTTTTGGCACAATCGTAGGAAACGAAATGACATTAGACTGAATTGTGTTTGGTTCTTTAAGATAAAGAAACTTGATCTTTTCACCTTCCATGATCATCGGATAATTCTTGTCTAGTTTCTTGCGCTTGATCAGATCATTATACATCAATGAACCACGAACGTGAATAGGTGTGCCTTTACCAAAGATAGATTTAGCATCAGCGAACTTACCAAGTCCATTCACACCACGAGGAAATGCAATATCAGATATTGACTGTCGTCTAAACTCTTGTCGATAAGTTTCAATCATATCAATCATATCATCTTCGGACTTGTTCAGTACAATATCAATAGCTTCCCACATGATCTTGCGGCAGTATGCTGGCGTTGAAGACTTGATCATCTCAAGACCCATCACCTTTACCTTAGGCTTTGCATACTCAACACCTTCGTTGTTATAGACATTCATGATGTAACGCTTCTTGGCTGTCCAGATACCTTTGTCAGCAAGAGCTTCACGCTTCATTTGCATCTTTTGTTCGTAGGCATTAACATACTCAGCAAGCTCAGAGTAAGCTTTGTCAATAAACGGTTGAATGCGATCTTCACATACCTTGTCCATGAACTTGATGATTTTCTTTGTGTCAGCAGTTGGGTTCTGCTCAACAATAGTCTTGCTGACCAATTTATCAAGTGACAGATAAATGCTATCCGTATCTGATGCAATAACATAATCTTCTTTCTCCGTCTTGAGTAGCTTGTTCATATACTCATTTAGCTTATTCTCAATCCAGCGAATAGACAACTGACCTGCTGTAGTAATAGCAGACGCTTGTCTCACATCAAAGAAACGAAAGAACTCATTACCTAAAGCACCATAAGCTGAGTTCAGAGAGACCTTCTTCGCAAGTTGTAGATTATTATACCTTGCAATGCGTTTCTCAATGTCATATCGTTTTGTGGAGTCGGTTTCTTTTTCAAGTTCTTTCTTAGCTTCGATAGCTTTCTTTTTATATGCGCTACGGTCATTGTACATTGTTTCCATAAGCTCAGGTAAAAAACCATGTCGTTCTTTTGTGAAAAACTGACCATTCGGAGTCAGTGTTACATTAGCAGTCTTAAGCACACTAGTTTCAATCTTCTGCTCAAGAAGATTATCAACGTTTACTGTGTTTCGAGTGATAAACTCTCTTAGTGTTCCATCATAATGCACCGGCTCAATGATGGTGTCAGGGCTAATGTTCCACTGCATAATGAGATGAGGGTACAGAGAATTGAGATCGAAGCTTGCGACCCACTTATGCATACCAATGAGAGGGTTTTTAACAAATGCACCTTCATACATACTGTCTTTCTGATGTGTGGTGTTCTGAGGAATAACGATCTTCTTCTTTCGAAGATGATTGAAGATGATGATATCCCACATGCGAACCTGAGTGAACGCATCTTCATAATTTGTTTTGGAGTCATATGCCAAGGTCAAAACAAGTTCAATCAGCTTCAACTTGTCATCAAGCTTATCGATGAGTTCAACGTCACGAATGTTATACTCAATGAATAGCTGAAAATTGTCACGATATAGTGAGTGAAGATTACCATACTCTTCATATGAAAGCTTACGTTCACCCAATTCTACATTAGCAATCGCATCAAGTTTATATGACTCTTGCGACTTACCATTAGGAGCATAACGCTGATACAGATCAATATAGTCAAGAGATGCTATACCCAAAATAGAGTATGTCTTAAATTGACGACCTGGACCAAAGTTAACTTGTCTCTCGTTGATAACACCCCAAGGAGAAAGTCTCTTTGCAGTTGCTTCACCACACAGTTTCGTAATACGGTTTACAAGATATGGAATATCGAAGAACTTGATATTCCAACCAGTGATGATATCGGGATAATTCTTGTTATTAGACCAAACATCTAGAAACTTATAGATCAGATCAAATTCATCTCTACACTTCACATATGTAACGTCTTCGCGGTTGTTGATGAAATCACCGCAACCGAAAACGTGAAAGCCAAGTTTTGTCTTGATGGTAATAGCAGTGATTGGTTCATTAGCAACATCAGGTTCTGGAAAGCCGTTCTCACTGCCCACCTCAATATCGATGTTTGCTACGTTTATATCTGCAATGTCCCAATCGATATGTTCATCAAAGTTATCAGCAATGAACGAATATTCATAACGCTGATTACCGAAGATTTTAAAACCTTCTACACCCTCATATTGCTTGATGAAATCACGACAGTCACGAATGTTACCTGGCTTGATTTCAGAAACAAATTCACCATGAATAGTGTGAAACCCTGTATGGGTTTTTGAAGACACATACAGGGTTGGGTTATAATCGATTTTCTTTGTTATACGAAATCCGTTTTCGATGCCACGATACAGGATACGTGAGCCGTATACCTGCACATTAGTATAGAATGAATTTGTCATTATGCTCCAGGAAGAATGAGTTTACTCGAAGGTGCAATGATGCCACCAAAAATAGAATTGTACTGATTAAGGAAATCAGATACAGGGTTCATTATACAGAGAACATGTACCCTGTCAATCGTGAAGTCTTTATCTTCAGAGAATTCTGCCCATGGTGCAATACCAACATTTGGTGTGTTTGGATCGACCTTAGATGTGCCAAGTACCACAATGCGGACAGGATTCTTCATCACCAAATTGTCTCTGTCAAAGTGAAGAACTTCTGCCAGAATTTCATCACGATTAGTTAGCTTAATAAGTTTTACATTGCCTGCCATTATTCAATTTCTCCTACGTAATCAAAAACACCAACTGTTGTCCACTTCTCTGGGGTATATGTCATTCTAGATCCACTTTCGGTCTTATAGACATACTTGTTGTCATAATCCATAATTTTAGCAAGCTTCTCCCACTTGCCGTCATACTCACGTTGCTTCCATTGTGTTTCGAGAATATTCATAGTATCTCCTTAATTGAACTTAGTTCCACTCATCTTTTCTTCGGTAGTCACATACACCATACGTTCTTCATCATTAGTATAGTATACTGGGTTCATACCTGCTTGTCTATAGTCATCGCCCCATTTCAGTGCTGTGTGAAAGTTGCTATCGGGACCCATAATCTCTGCGGCTTGTTTTAGAATTTCTTCGGAAATAGTCTTGTATGTCATAGTTCTATTCCTTCTAGAGAGTTACCAAACTCCGTCTTCAATTAGGCCTGCTCTGCCTTCATTGATAAGATTATTTATACAGTTATCGCAGATGTTACCTGTATCATAAAATGGTCCGCGCTTAAGAGCGTACCGTTGCATATCGTATCGTGAACCGTAATGAGCAAGAATGTAGTGTGTGCCACTATGCAGATAGAGAGTTGCAGCACAACCATTTGCTTGCTCTGTTTCATCAAGATATGGCATAGCTTTATACTCAGTATTGCATGTGTTACACTTCATAATCAGTCCCACAGATTCTGATAGTATTTACCGAAGAGAATAAATCCGTTCTGCTTGCGCTTATGATAAGCATCAAACTTTTCTTTGTTGAACTTGCCGCGTTCACGCTCACGCTTTTCAGACCAACATAATTCTTCTTTTTCAACCACAGTGCCATCAGCTTTCAAAACACTGTAAGTACGAGGTTCAATCGCTTCATCAGGAGCATAAGGATCATAGAAATTCTTATCGCTTTCATACTCATCAAGCTCCTGCTCAAAGCTCCAAATCATCTGGTCAATAACCCAAAGCCACTGAGATTGAAACTTTTTGTCCACCGCTTCAAGTTCTTCTTCAGTGGCATTCAAACTATGATCAAAACAACCATAATCAAAGACTGCTTTCTCTCTTTCAGAGAAACGAAGATGTTCAGGCAAATCTTCTTTATCTACAAAAGGACTGCCATGCTTGGTATCCCTAAGCTGCTTCAACATAGGAAGAGTGATATGTGCCAGCGTGTGATCCATTGACCAAGTGTCATAGTTATCAATGCGAACATTGATCTTACGCTTACGATTACTGACAAGCTTGTTGATTGTTGCATCTAAAACAGTCTGACACCAGCTTTCAAGCTTTTCAAGAAACTTGTCAAAACGAGTGGTGCTTTCTTCCCACTCATATCCATATTTCTTGTTCATATGCTTGTAATGGAAATCAGCAACGTAACGATTGCCTACATGTGGTCCAATATACACTTTCATTGTTCTACAATGTCCTTTAAAATTTGATATGTGTCTTGCCAGTCTCTTACCCAATGCGCGTGATCAGCTAATAGATAGATTGTATGATCGTTGCCACCCACTTCACACTTATCACCAAAGAACGTGAAGGGATATACATACTTTGCAATCTGAGACTTATCTTTGCCCTTCAAAAAGATATCAATACCAGTCTCACCACCAACTACACAATCGAGTCGTGGGAACATACTGTTCAGTCTCTGACATATAATTTTACGTTCGTTTGTAGCATTGTCCCATTCTATGTACTGATGTCTCTGCACTTTGTTTGCATTACGTCCTACTATAGAAAAGTTGACAGTGCCAATACGTTCTTCAATATGATTACCAGTACGAACAGAGAAGCCTGAAATCATTGCTTCATTTTCAAGTGCTTCTCTTTCTTGTTCAGTAAGCTTAAAGTGATACTGTTGAATTATCAGTCCTCTCTTGACCAAGAGATTACCAGAGCAATTGAAGATTCCTTCTACTGCATAGCAGATATCAGAACCCAATTGCTCTTCGGTTTTCTTGTAGTCTGAACCAGTAACAATGTAGACGGGATGTGTCCTACAGAAGTTTAGAAAGAATGATTCAAACTCAGAGTCGATCAGACCTCTAGACGGAGTAAGAGTCCCGTCTACATCAAAAACGTAGTTCATGAATTGCTACCAGACTTTCCTGTTGCAGTTCTGATTTGCTCAGGAGTGATTACCATACAAGTATAATATGTGCGGCCTGAGTTTGTGCCAACTTCAATCTGCTTTTGGTCTACGAGTTCACGACCAGCAGCATTGCATTCTTGCTCATTGTTGTATAAGGGAGAGTTAGGATAATGAACATCAGTGTAAACATCACCATTGTTCATTACAACATTCAAAACGATAAACCAAATCATGTCTATGCCTCATTATTTAAATTGGAGCGAGGTGCGGGACTCGAACCCGCTTCTACAGCTTGGAAGGCTGGGGCACAACCCATATACCAACCCCGCGATTGATAGTATTTAGTTAGCTAGATTAGCAATTCCACGAAGCCACTTATATTCTCTTTCCACAAGAATAAGTGCTTCCTTTTTATTTCCACGATTCCAATAGTATTCAGCTTCAATGAGGTCAGGCTCTTGTTCTACATTGTAGCCGCGAGACTTGACTTCTTCGATTAGTTCGGAATCTGTCCATTCAGAAAGATCAACATCAATCTCAACGTGTTCCGTAAAATACTTGGTGCTAGCCATAACTTCCTCTATGTGTGTTTGAGTTATAACAATATACTATAGGAATCAGATCAAGTCAACAGAAATCACTTTCCTTTGCTTCTCGGCTTCTTTGCGATCTTTGGTGCGTTTCCTGGCGACTTTGGCGATTTCGATTTTTCTTTCTTTGTTGGCGTAGAACCATTCTTCGATTTCTTCAGCCGTCCTGCCGCATCCTCGGCATATTCTTTTAGTGTCTTCATATTCACACACCTTCGTACAAATAGAATTATTAGACATGCACTTTTATCTTTTCTAAACAGCGATCAATACTTTCATCCACTTTAATCTTGGCTTCCCATCCTAACATCTGCTTGACCTTTGTGACATCAGGAACACGAACACGCACATCATTCTCATATTCTGCAATGCTGTCAAACACAAGAGCATTATCTTCAATCATACCCTTTTCAACAGCAATATCACGAATAGTAAGAGCAAGTTCAGACATTGAAATTGGTTCTTTATTTCCTAAATTGAAGATTTCGTTCTTCGTTGTTTCAGAGAAAGAATGTTGTGCAATTGCTCTTGCAACATCATCAATCCACGTGAAGCAACGAATTTGCTTGCCGTCTCCAATGATAGGTAAAACTTGTTTCTTTTCTATTACGATATTTTTGATATAGTCTGCAAAGACATGAGATATGCCTACATCACCTTCAGACTTCTCATAAGGAGTTATGATATTGAACGGACGCCAAATCGTATAATCAAGATCATATTGCTTTTTGTATGCACGTGATAGTCTCTCACCTATAAACTTAGACATTCCGTATTCGGTGTGCGGTGCAGGAAAAACATCTACTTGATCTTCATAAACAGGTCTAAAAACATCTTGAGGACAATTTTCATATACCATGCTTGAAGAGATGTAAACGACTCTCTTCACTTTCCAATTATATGCAGACTCTAAAATATTACCATGTAAAGTCACATCATTATAAAGAATGTCTGCACAATACTTGTTGAAGCCACCAACGCCGAATATCCTTGCCGCTGCTTGAATGATATAATCTGGTTTGTATTTACCTATTAGAGAGTGAACATCATACGCATTTGTCAAATCTAAATTCTCGAATAGATAACCCTTTGCGATATTCAATCGTTCATTGTATCTGAATAAATTGTCAACACCAATGACTTCATGTCCTTGATCTAATAGATAAGGAATGACAGCCTGCATCAGACTACCTTCAGATCCTGTTACTAAAATCTTGCTCATGTGTAAAATATTCCACTCTTTGTTTTCTTGCTTTCGTCTAAAAATTTCCATGCATCTGCAATGAGAATGTTTGTCTTCTTTGAAATGTGTTCATCGTAAAACTTCTTAAACTGGTTGTGAGGAGTCATCACAACGAAGGCATCATAATCATTTATATCATGGGTCGGCCATACATTGTCGGGATGTGCGATATATGGATCAAAGAATGCATACGCAATACCATGTCTCTTACAAATCTTCGCAAACTTGAAGCTAAGACTATTACGTGCATCATCACAATCTGCTTTAAATGTTGCACCAAGTATACCAATTCTCTTCGTTTCAGGTTTTTCTTTCATTATCGCGTTGAACATATATTGAGGCATTCCTTCATTGATGAGGAATGATGCTTGAATCAGTTCTGGATAAGGAACATTTTCAAGTAAAAACTTACCGTCTTTAAATAAACACGGACCACCTACATTTGGGCCAGGTTTAGGTAATGCCATACGAGAATAGTTCTTGTTTACAGAATCAATAACCTTATGAACATCTAATCCTTGTTCTGTGCCAATCATGTAGAATTCGTTTGCGAGAGCAAATGTCACATAACGATACATATTTGTAATAAGCTTACCAAATTCAGCTTCACGAGGAGTTAGATGAATGCACTCTTCTACGAATGTAAAGATTTCTTTTGCAGCATCAAAAGCTTCTTTCGTTCTTGCACCAATCAACTGAGGAAACTTCTTACTTTCAACAATACCTACACCTTGTGCTACACGCTCAGGCGCGAATACAATATGAAAAGGAACATCAGTTTCATCAAACAAAATACTTTCTAGAAGATCAGTAGTTCCAGGAGCAACTGTGCTTCTCAGTATTACGACTGCGTTTTCTTTGAGATTAGGAGCAAGATCATACTTCACGAAGTCAATGATATCATCAACTCTAGGATTACCTTCACCATCAACAGGAGTACCAATCATGATTGCAACAGCATCACATTCTACTAAGAGTTCTGTGTTTGTTGTATAAGTCAAACGATCTGTACTGAGCAAGCTCATTAGCAAGTCTTTTGCTCCCTCTTCTTTATGAGGTACAAAGCCGCCTAATAGTTGCATACATGCGGCAGGATTTCTATCAATGCCTATGACATTATGTCCAGCATCAGCCAATACAAGGCTGAATGGGAAACCTACGTGACCCGCGGCACCAATAACGGCTACTTTTTTAACCATCTCAAGTTTCCTTATTAAACTTAAGCATTGCGATATTCCATTCATCCCACTCTTCACGTTTGACGTTAATTGGATGAAGTTCAAAATCATTTGGATTCATCTTGTAGTTCATCAACAATACTGTTTGATCATCATCAATCAAGCCGCAATTAATCATGGACGATAAAGATTGCTTGTTATATGATAATTGTCTGAACCACGCCTCTTTACCACCAACTAAATGACATCCCATGATGTATACATCATTATGTCTTATGATATCGAAGATTGGTCTGCCAAAGTCAATGTCTTTTTTATTGAAGTAGTGCATCTTGTTAGGATCAAAGTCATAATCCCATATGTTAGACTTAGGTAAAGTCTTTTCACTTCTAACATATCCAAAGTCTAACCATGCAGCAATATTTGTTTTGATTTGGTCTCTTTCATATGCACCAACAACAAAATCAGTCTTTAGATAGTTTACCAACACATAATCTGCATTCCAATATTCTGGCATTCTTGGATCATTTACAAACTCAATGTACTCTCTGCGACTCTGAATTCTTTCAATCACAGGCTTAGCACTCTTTACTATTTCACTAAAGTCAAGAGGAACAACAACTGTTCTAGAACCTGGAGACTGCTTCTCTCTTATCTTAGAGATGATTTCAGCGTGTTCTTCTGAACAGTATATAATCATATCGTTTCTAATCTTGGCTAGATTTTCAAAGTAGCTGAAATAACTTTCAGTTGATCTTGGAATATAATGTGGTGTATCGATACCATGTGAAGTTTTATTCCAATTGCTCCTGCCAATATCAAAGAAGGCTGTGACTACAGTAATGTTACTCATAAATTTATCCTCGTCATTATCATGGAATCCCACCATGTTAAAAATACTTCCATATCCATAAACTTGTTAGGTTTATTACCTCTAAACAAAGGTTGATTTAGCATATGATAGTATAGATCATCATTGCTGTCAACTTCAATCACTCGCTTTAAGAACAAGTGATCGTCTCTGTAATCATGCCAGTTTATCACAGCTTCTGGATTGAAATCCATTTCAAGAGTTGTGCTTCCCCAATAGATAGGAACAGTTCTAGCATAAGCAGCTTGGATAATCTTTTCTGTGATGTATCCAGGATAACTGCTGTTCTCAAAAGCTAAATGAAACTTTCTTGTTCTAAGAAAATCTATCTTTGCAGAAGTTGGTCTAGGAATAACATAACCAATGTTATTGAACAAAGGTCCAGCACTGTCAACTTTCTTATAGTTGTTAAGCAGATTGAACAGTTGGTTTCTCTTTTCACTATTTGGATTACTTACGACAAAAGAAGCAAAGCCTGTCTTTTCTGCTGGTTCAGAAAGATTAAATGGTGTAGAAAACCCTTGTTCATTTACGAGACTGTTTATCTCATGAACATAAAGAGGTAATCTGAAATGATACGGTTCATCTATGTGGTCGAACGTTATAGCAGCATGACACTTATAGTTCCAAAATCTTCTGTTCTCACCAGTAAAGAAGACCTTGAAGACTTTTGCTGAGTCATACGATTCATTTTTGTTACCAAAATTTTCATCACCAAAAATCAATATATGAGGATCATTGTCGTCACGAACAACATCATACTTCTGAGATAAAATAGAAATGAACCAATCTGGACTCATTCCAAAATCTGCGAAACCTACTCTAATTTTCTTTTTCATAATCTATCCTTTAAATGACTATGCAGATATCGTTCTTCTGATATGAAGCATTATACATGATGTTAGAGTCAAAATTACCATTGTCAAAAATTTGGCATGGCTGTATAAACTCTGCATCATTAAGCTTTCTTGTAATGGAATAAACATAGATGTTCAGTAGATTATTACCACTATTTACAAACTGGAGGTGAACACTGATTATTTCATATCCATTTGCTTTTGCCAGTTGCTTGAAGAAGATGGGAGAATAGTTAAAGAACCCGTGATTGATATCAAAACAAGGAACAGTAGATAACATTACACCACCAACTTTACATAGGTCGTGCATGACATTGAATGCATTTGTCTGGTTTATCAGATGTTCTGTTGTTCCATTATTGACAACAAGATCATATTGACCTTTCTTGTCATCAGGACAACGATCTACATTCAAGTCTAGTTTTAACACATAATCAAGATCATTATATGTGTCTAAGTCAATAGCGAGATAGTCAAACTCTAAATCTTTGTAGAACCTTTGTGCTAACATTCCAGAAGAATAATCATCAAAAGACGCATTCTTACCAAACAGTTCAAAAACTTCTTTTAGAAAATCTTTACTGTCAGGATATGTTTTCTCATTAGGCACAAATTCATTATTGACTATCTTACCTGATATTCCTGAAACATGATAATGAAGTTGTGAAGCTCCTATGTCTGCAACAGAAAGCTTTTTAGAGAAATCTAAGATTCCATTTCTGTGTAGATCCATCATGTTCAATACATCTTCTCTTGTAGTACCCATAAATAAACCTCACTTATACCAATACCAAACGTCACACTCTGTCTCTAAGATAGTCTTATTCTTAGAAGAAGCAAACTCTATCACTGCCTCGTTGATGCACTTGATCACTCTAAAATCATGACCTGAAAATATACCACCATCTTTAAGCTTAGGATAGTAATTCGTCATGTCTTTAGTAACTTGCTCAAACGTATGTAGACCGTCAATAAATACAAAGTCTAGAGAGTTATCTTCGATATTAGAGACAGCATCATCTGAATACTTTCTGAGAAACTTAATTCTATCACCAAACACCTTTGTGTTATCTAGAAACTGCTGATATATGTTTTCTCTTTCGTTTAGATTTGTACCATTCCAATCAATGTAGTTAATGTAAGGATCAATGCAATATAGAGTAAGATTTTTATTTGATTCCATCAAAAATCTTGTAGTGAATCCTTCAGCCAGACCAATTTCAACACCTACAGGATTTTCTAATCCTTCAATCATCTTACCAAGTCCGTAACCAGAACACTTAAACTTTGGTGTTATTCCAAAATTACCAGTAGAGTTATAATAAAAAGAATCACTCATCTATACGTTCTCCATTTGGTGCTAAGTTGCCGCATAGTCCTATTTTTTCCATTTCAATAGGAGCAAAGGCATTAAAATATTTGTAATAAGCATGTTCTATGTCCATCGGCAATGTAAGACAATCGCGGATAACATATTTCAGCTTTTCTATCGTCTGATCTAATAGATCATAATCAAAATGAAAAAGTCTTGATTGATATACATGATCTACGCCAATATAATCTGATTGTTCTTTTGGCATCCAAGTTTTAGTAGGAACAGTAAACACATACTTACCTACATGTTCTAGACCAGGAACAAAGTTATCAGTTAGTTGATATCTACCTGATATCTTATATATTCTCTTTGTTTTTATTTCATTCTCACGAATCCAATTCAACGACATCATAAAAGAAATGGATTCAGCAGCACTTTTTACGCCCGCTTCTGAAAATTTTTTGACGTTTTCATCTCTGCCTGTAAAAAGAACAACCGTGTTTCTCTTTACTAGTTCATCAAAATATTTACTTTCTGGTTCAACAGAAGACGCATCAAACAAAATCTTTTGATTGTTAGGCATATACTTGTCAATTGAATTCAAAGTCTCAATCGTTTGATTAAAACGGTCTTCTGTTGAGTAAATTGAAAGATGATTTGGACAAACAAGCGCACTGCTTATCACAAAGATGGCATCGTTCATATCTTCAGCCACTTCTCATTAGCGAGTGTCCAGTTAACGACTTCACTGATTCGATCAGACAAAGCAATCTTTGGATACCAACCAAGATTTCTCATATACTCACCAGATAAAGCATAACGAAGATCGTGTCCAGGTCTAGATGAATGGAAATCTATCAATTCATAATTCAATTCTTTACCTTGAGACTTTGCAATCATTAGAGCCAAATCTAGGTTATTGATTTCTTCAGCACCAACAATATTGAACTTAGGGCACTTAGCACCACCATAGTCATCAATGTGAATAGAGTTTCTATCAAGGTTTAGAATAAACATGAGAGCAGACGCAACATCCTTGGCATGAATGTAATGTCTTGAACCTGGAATTGTTTTAGTCTTGTCTGAGTGAATGTAAACCTTCTCACCAGTATTGGCTCTTCTAATGACCATAGGAATAAACTTTTCAGGATGCTGACGCTCTCCAAAAACATTCATAGTATGTGTGATGTAGATAGGAAGCTTGTATGTATTTTCATATGCAACACAAAACTCTTCAGCGGCAGCCTTTGATGCTGAATAAGGATTAGTTGAATTGTACCTATCAAATTCTTTATAGTTAACACCGAAAGGTGCAGGACCAAATACTTCATCGGTAGAGAAGTATACAAAACTTTCAAGATTCTTAAGAGTTCTGGCATACTGCAATAGGTTCACAGTGCCAAGTGTATTGTCCATCAAAAACTCAACAGGATATTCAATCGAACGATCAACATGTGATCCTGCTGCCATGTGTAGCACAATGTTAACATCACCAAGCAGAGAATTGATAAGCGGATTGATTTCGGCTCTCAAGTCGTGATACACAATCTTCACTCTTGACTTGACAGACTGGTCATATGACTGAAGTATATCGTAAAGCCTATTCAGATTTCCAGAGAAGTCTAATCTATCAAGACTGACAATCTTCCAATCTGTTTCTCTTAGAATTGTATCGATAACATGATGTGCAATGAAACCTGCACCGCCTGTAATAAGAACTGTCTTTGTCATTTAATCCTCACGTATTAATTATATTTTTTATATATGGCTTCTGCAAGCCCGTTCACTCTATCATATTGATGAACAATGACAGAAGGTAATCCAGTACTATGAGTATAAACCACACCATCTATGATATCTGGTTGATTTACCATGTACTTCGTTCCATATAAAATTATGGAAGTAGGATCATTTTTTTGACCAATATCACCTGAGCCAGACCTTATTGCATGAATAGTCGTAGCTAAGTTTGTTGTCCACCCGGAATCATTAGACAATAGCGTAACATTCTGTGAGCAGAACTGCAACTGAATAATGAAATTATATACTGCCTGATCAACGATATTTATACGTCTGTTTATACTCAATTGATACAGAAGCAACAGCAAGTCTTGCACCAGAGCTTGTGTTCCAGCTATGACACCAACATTAAAAATCTCATTGTATTGGATCTTATCATAGACTACAGGATCAAATGAAGACAAGAAGTTATTGTGATTCCAAGATTCATCCTTATATCTAAGTCCTTCACCTGCTGCAATCAACCCAACATCTCTATTCTCAAAAGTCTTTCTGATATAGTCTATAGGATTAGATTGAAATACAACATCTCTGGTATCAGTCGTAATAACAAAGTTATACTTATCAGAATTGATTCTGAGATAGTTCCAAATATGAAAAAATCTTTCTACATGTGGTGCTGTAGTAACATTGGCGACAACATTACCATTTTGATCTTGTCTACCATACAACTCAACTTTAACACCCTCACTGCGGAGTTTATCTATTGTTTCTTTTGTGGTATTTGTTGCAACGAGAACTATATCTCCTGAGAAACCAGACTTCTTGATCGAATTGACCCAATACTTAAGATCGTCCCATCCATAGTTAGAAGCGCCACCTATGATCAAATCTTTATTCATCATAACTCTCCATCATACTTTAAAATAAAAATCATCCCATCTTGAGAACTCAATGAACTTTCTCTCATAACCATTTTTCATCATCAGTTGGTAAATTCTATCTCTGAACTCTACATTGAAGTTATGTTCAACAGTAAAAGTTCTAACGTCATAAGATTCGTTTGCAGAAAAAAACGATTCTAGAATATCATACTCACTACCTTCGGTATCAACAGAAATGTAATCGATAATATAAGGTGCTGAGTGTCTATCAAGTAAATCAACGAGACTTACAGTCTTAACGCTGATCAGAGAGTTTTCTTTTCTCTTCATTCGGTGTTCATCGTCATCACCAAAACCTTGTATAGTGGACAGACATGCATCATCAACAGCAAGAAAATCTAAAGTCTTGTTCGTTTCAGTATAGACACAATCAAATGATATGTCTGTGTTTTCGTCATCTCTGTTTTGCTTTAGACTTGTATGCCAAACAGGATTAGGTTCTGCTAGAATACCTTTCCAGTTATAATCTTTCGACAGCAGATATGTATTACTTCCATCTACACCATCGGTGGCACCAAACTCGACATAGAAACCATCTCTTTTGAATCCGCTTTCGTATAGTGCCCACACATCTTGAAAATTTTGTGAAGTTGATTCGTTACATAGAGATAGACAATGACCTAAAAACTTTATGCTCTCATTCTTTTTGACTTCATCTTGTTTTACAGTGTATAAAAAATTTATCAAATCCATGGAAGTTGACCTTTGTAATGCTCAAGTTGTTTCTTGTTACCTTCAATGAAGAAGTTTCCATTAACAGATTGTGGATTGTTGTCTACACGATAGCATAGTGTATGCTTACCATTCGTGTCCCACTTGCTCATCTCTCTAATCTTATAGAGATATCTGCGATCTTCACCCCATGCACCAGAATGCCAGAGATGACAAGTCAATTGAATAAACTCGCGCTTGAAAGCAAAAGCAGATGTATCTACAAGATACTGAGGATTGTCGTGAGTGAAGTAGATAGGCCAGCGACCCAAGCTCTCACAGTTATCATCGACAATATACTGCTTGTCTGGAGTATAAATCTTGCGAAGCGAATACGCCCAATCAAGATTGTTCTTTTCAATTGTTTGAACAAGAGTTGACACATGATCAGGTTCATACCAGTTATCTTCATCAAGAAAGAAGATATAATCTGAATCAATGAGATGTGGAAAAGAAGCGTAGATGCGTTGACCATTGAAACCGTTTGCACCAGTATTATAAGGTGTATATGCAACAGTCACATTGTCTTGAAGCACCTCATCGTAATGAAGAGTGTTTGGAATCTGATCCATGACTGGACTGAAATGCTCAGGACCGTCAACAACGACAAGATGTTTGATATTTTTGTATGTTTGATTGGCAACGCTCTTTAATGCGTCAGTGAGTTTTGGTGAGCCAATAGTTGGTGTGATCACAGTCACAGATTTTTCAATAATGAGTTTCATGATATACCTATAGTGAAAAGAGAGACACTAGTATATAGCATCTCTCTTCTATTGTCAATTAGTTGAGTGAGATAAGACCTTTTTCAGTCAAGTAACCTTCTTCACCGATTGCGTCTTCACTCTGATACTCTTCCATAAATTCTTTCAAGTTTGGAATAACATCAAAGTGTTCGTTCTTGAAATACACAAACAATGGGCGAGAGATAGTATACTTACCTGCCTTGATTGCATCATACTCAGGAGCAATACCATCAACTGTAGCGCCCTTTACAGTAGATGAACTTTCTTCAAGGAACGAATAGCCGAAGATACCAAGAGCATTTGGATTATTCTGTAGCTTCTGAATGATTAGAGTGTCATTCTCACCAGCTTCAATGAATGCACCATCTTCACGCATAGACTTACACATAGACTTTTCTTCATCTTCGGTAACAGTCAATTCGTTGGCCTTAATAGCAGCCTTACATGCCTTTTCCATCACAAGTTCTACAAACGAGTCGCGTGTACCAGAAGTAGGCGGAGGACCAAGCACTTCAATCTTACCATCAGGCAATGCAGGATTTACGTCCTTCCATGTCTTATATGGATTCTCAACAACTTCACCATCAATGATTACAAACTTAGCTAATGCACGATAGATATCATCTTTGGTTAAGTTCATATCTTCATGTTCTTTTGCCATAGCAATAACGATAGCATCATAACCAATCTTGACTTCGGTTGTAGTTACACCGTTTGACTTACAAGTTTCAGCTTCGCTGTCCTTCATAGGGCGAGATGCGTTCACTGCGTCAGGATGTTCGTCACCAACACCAGCGCAAAACAACTTAATGCCACCGCCTGTACCAGTAGACTCAACAACAGGAGTTGGTGCTCCAGATGTCTTACCGAACTGTTCTGCTACAGCAGTTGTGAAAGGATAAACTGTGGAAGAACCCACAATGCGAATAGTGTCACGGGACGCATATGCTGCGCTAGTACCAAAAGCAATAAGAGCAACAGCCAAAATAATCATATTATTCTTCATACATTTCTCCATAATAAAACTGAGGGAGACCATTCCCCCTCAGTATGTAGTTTAGTTACCAGTTACTTCTTTGTGCATGAGACATTCGGTCCCATTCACGCTGAAGGTATTCAAGATGTACTTGATCTGTAGCTTGACTTAGAAAGTCATGCATACGTTCTTGTTGACTGCGAACAGAAAACAATTTCTTTAAGTATTTGACCATTACTTGTCGCCATACTTTTCTGATAAGAACTGCTTTGTCGCTTCACCATTATGTGAATCTTCTTTTTCACCAATGTTGATCTTCTTTGGCTTCTTCTCTTCAGGAATGAAGCGTTCAAGCCAAATCTTGAGCATACCGTTGATCAAGTCTGCATTCTTGACTTCAACTGTATCTGCAAGTGTGAACTGTCGAGTGAATGCTCGTTCTGCAATACCCTTGTAGATATAGTCAGCATCTTCTGATGAGACATTACCCTTGATGGTAAGTGTACCATCTTGCAGTTCAAGTTCAAGATCCTGCTTACCGAAACCGGCCACAGCCAACTCAATCACATACTTATTTTCATCAACCTTCTTGATGTTATATGGAGGATAAGTTGGAATCTTAGGCATGGCTTCACTCATCTCAGCAAGACGCTTGAGAATAGGTTCAAAACCAATTGTTGTGTTGAATTGCTTAGAAAAAGAAAAAGGATCGTAGATTAACTTGTGCATTTGTAACTCCTATTAAGCAAGTTGTTTAGTTATAGCTTCCCATTAGGCGAAGCTGGAGCGGGGGTAAGACTTGACACTCACATCGTTTGATTGGAACCAACCGTTTTCATTAAACTACCCCGCATAAGTGAGATACGCATTACTTCATTCTCACATCAATATATAGACAACATTTTAGACAATTTTAAGATTTTGGACTACCATCAACTACAGTTTCTTCAGAAGAAGAGATTGGATGATATATACCATCAGCAACATATTCATCATCTTGACGAGCTAATCTTTTACCTTCTACATAGACAAATGATGAGCACACTACCATAGGAGGTATATGCACGGGACAACCGCAAGGAATTGTAGTGTGACCAGTCATCTTATCACCAAATCTAACTACACCATAAGGCGGATTACCTACAAAGACCGTAGATGATCCTTCATCTGTAGCTTGAGTTGATGGATTATCACACCTTGGTAAACCACTCGGACATATTGTACCTGGTGTACCGTCTGGTGCTGCTACAGTATCTATACCACCCTTACGTGCTAGTCCTGGCATTACACTACCTTTCTTGGTCTTCCTCTGCCGCGCTTAATCGGTAGAACAATTTCTAAATCACCTGAAAGAGAGACACCAGTTGAACCTAGACCACCAACTCTATCTGTCTTCTTATTTGGCGCATCAAAAATTTCCCATAGAACATACTCTTCTTGCTTGATTAATTCTGCTTGTGCGATACGATCACCATCAAGAATTGAATAATCTACATCTGACAAGTTTGCTATGAGAATGAATGTTTCTTCAACATAATCTGAATCAATCACGGCTTCCATATTTGCAAGAACAAGACCCTGCTTTAAAGATAGACCTGATCTTGGATGAATACGAACAGAGTATCCCTTTGGGATATCAAAGATCAATCCAGTAGGCAACATAGCACGATCACCAGGCATGATACGAGCTTTACCATTACTCATTTGTCGTGTGTAAGGTGCATTGTATTGATTGTATCCTTTGAATTCAAATTTACCAGCACTCTGAAATGAGATATCAAAACAAGCCGACTGCCTTGTTGCGAACTTTGGTAATACGATATTAGGATGTGTCTTGTAAACGCTCAATCTATTCATAATATACTCCGTTGTCATTATTATCTTGAAATTTCTTCCCAATCCATGGAACCATGAACTTCTAAACCATCAGTCACTCCTGTAACTGAGAGAGTTAGAGGATAACCAGCTGTACCATTCAAAGAATCTCTTTCTAACTGGAACTTAAATAGTGCTTCTTTTAGAATATCGGTCGGCACGGAACTCTGAGTATCTGATGCCATATATCCTTGAGCCATTACTACGCCACCAGTTACAACATTGTTTGCTACCATGTTATATTCAACAGCCGAATCTGTACCAGCAGATGTAAACGTGTTATTAGCCAATGTTCCGTTACGAATGACTTTCCATAAAAACTTACCGTTATTACCAATACCCATTACTGATAATGCAGTAAGAATAACTATAGCATCTTTTCTGTCAGCTTTCAATCGTATTGATGCAACAACATAGTCTGTACCAGCAATAGGCAAGTTTCTAGGTGTTTTTATTTCTGTACCAATAGCCTGCTGGAATCCTCTGAGTTCGTAACCACCTTCTGAGATGACAGTAGAACACACCTGCTTCAATATGCTATTGTTGCCTGTAGTACCAACATTCCTAATCTCATATCTCAGAGGCAGAGATGCAGTAGTCATATATGTAGAAGTGATGCGATTGGCGTGATGAAAAGAGTGGCAGTGAATTAGTTGACCGTCGATTACAAATCCACAACGAACAGAACCAAGACCTAACCATTCAATATCTGTAAAGAGAATTTGTGCTTTACTCAAGTCTAAAGTTCTCTGAGATGGGCTACCCTCTACTGCACCAAGAAGTGTGTCTATATTCCAATCTGCTTGTGCAACTCTATTTTCAGTCACTACGCCAGATGATAAACTTCTTTCAACAAAATAGATATCGTTGTTGGCCTGTTCTAGGTAGATGCCGTTGTTTGCACCAAAGTATCCGACACGTTGTATTAGATTTGTCTGAGCATTGGCCATTACAAACGTATTCATTACCTGTAATGATTTACCAGGTTGATATGAGAAGACTTTGGTTGTCTCACGGATAATTTCTTGACTGCTAGTTGTACCAACAGAGAGATTGATTAGACCTTCGTTAGGAGAGAATGTGATTGTGGTACCAGAACTATTAGACTGTACCCAAAGTCCGTTGTCTCTATATCTGTGAGATGAATCGAATAGGGTTAATGGCATAGAAACTCTAGAACGACCAAATGCGTCTACGGACATACCAGACGGATTAGCTGGACCAACAAGATTGCCGTATTGATCGGCTAACATCATGACTTCAAAGATTGTAGTCTCTTGTGGTAGATACTTGTGAGTATCTTTACGGAACTGTGCCATACTATTCTTCCTTGCGTTTCTTGCCTATATTATATTTAGCTACAAGATTCCACTCGGACTTTTCTTTATGTGAAATGATCTTGATTTGACTTAGCGGTGAGACAGGATCTTTGGACTTTTCTTCATCTACAAGATTTGCTAGATTCCATTCATGAAGCAGATTAGCAATCGTATTCAATCGACCACGATCTTCATCCGAAAAGTCTGATTGTTTACCATCCAATATGAATAGCTGTTTGAAGTGTACTATGTAGTACTTACCCTGCTTGTGGAGAATATGACAGGATTGATATAGTGTCTTTTCTTTTTTTGAGGCTACACCGATGCGCGAAAGCGTTTCTTTAATCTTTAAGAAGTCATCTGGTTCATTTAGCGTTACCTCCACGAGTTCGCTTAGATTTATCATTCAAACCACCTTTATCTATTCTTTTTCTTATCTCATTTATCTGGTCATTTGAAAGAATTTTCATAGCTTCCTTTGCCTTTTCATCAGAGTACTGGTAGTACTCTTTGATAACTTCTATGTCATCAGCACTATCTTTTTTATGCCATTTCTGAAAAGGTCTTTTATATGACCTGATAGTATTTAGCAGATAGTGAAATTGAAGAAGCTTATCTGTATTTGGCATCTTGTTCATCTCATTTGAGAACAGAATGCAGTCATAATGATATGACAAAGCACGGTTGATAATGAATGGATTGTATTCTTTTTCATTATCAACCGTTATGACGTTCTTCTTTGTTTGCAGTATTGCAGGCACAACTTCTTTGAATAGATCAGTCATTAATTCCACTCCGAAACTGAGTATCTTTGAAGTATCTTACACTCTTCTTCAGTCATAGAAAAGAGTTCTTTCATGCTTTCTTGCTTGATAGGTATGAGTATCATATCTCTACCATCTTTCGTCTGATAGCCACTATACTGCATCTTCTTTGACTCAATGGCATAGACTTTACCAGTGCTGAAATGCTCTCTCTTTTTTGTTGGTATTGAAACAAAGAATACCCAGTCAGCATTGAGACACTTCTTAAGCTGGTTTTGCTTGAACGAAAATGAATCCTTGCTGACAAAGGGCACCTGAGTTTTGACCTCAATCTTCTTGTTCTTTACAATCATGTCTTTCTGACTGTCATACTGATCAATAGATGCCTCAACTACAACACCCTTTCGACTGAAGTAGTTGAGGACTATTGTCTCACCAGCGCGACCTAGCTTTGCCTGTAGACTATCGCTGTCAAACATATTCACATTCTACCATCATCTCAGTCAGACATGCAACAAGATTGATCTCTTGATCTGCAACGAAAGCCGACTGATACTGATACTTGGCAATGACGATGACAGCTTGAGGTATGAACTCAGGCTTGATGCTTTCTGACAAGCTATCGTAGATTTTACGAAACACTCTTGCTGGATCAATGTCAGAGTTCATGACAACCCACTTTCGCATTTCACCGAAGTTCTTTTCTTTTAGGTATTTAACCAGTTCACCAATCTTACGAACATCGGACAGTTGAGCAACAATCCCAGCATCAAGAGAACCAGAAGAACTATAACGCTGTAATTCATTAAGAGTACGGCGATAGTCAGGGAAATACTTTTCGATAATCTTAACAAGAACTGTCTTATCATATGTCACACCTTCTTCGGTAAGAATGAATTGAAGTCTCTTGAATAGTTGAGACGCCATTTCTTTCTTCTCTTCATTCTTAAGAGCAAATTCAATGACAGAGCAACGCGAGTGAATAGCATCAATCAGCTTTGCTTTGTAGTTGCATGTTAAAATGAACGTACAGTTATTGGAAAACTCTTCGATGGTGCCGCGCATTGCGGCTTGTGCCTCACCAGTCAGATAGTCGGCTTCATCTAGTATGATGACCTTCTTACCTGAAGTGAGAGATATCGTAGATGCATAGCCACGAATAGTTGTTCGTAGCATATCAATACCACGACTTTCTGATGCGTTAATGTACAGATGGTTGATACCAATTTCATCACACATTGCTCTGGCTACTGTTGTCTTACCGACACCAGCAGAACCAGTCAGCATGAGATTTGGTATCTCTTTCTTGTTCACAAATTCTTGAAAGACGTTCTTCAATCTCTCAGGAAGAATACAGTCATTAATCTTTTGAGGGCGATACTTTTCGACCCATAGGAAGGATTCGTTCATCAATTTTATCCGTCATGTTCTGAAAGAGTTCTTTGGCACCAGCACCACCAATATTTTGAATGTAGATTTCTTTGGCGGTCACTAGCATGTTTGATGCAAGCATTAGGACATCTAGAACATTATCGCTCATCATGATTGCATTGTCAATTGGCACCATGAGTTCAGCCATACGTTCTACAGTCTGTTTTCTTTTCTCTTCTTCAGTCATAGATCAATCTTTCATTATAGCGTGTTTTTAGCAATGCTGCGACACACTCATCAACTCTATTCATATCATATTTGAAATTCTCAAATGTTGGAATTTCATCTCTGTGTAAAACTTTAATCATGAAAGTGTCGGTCGATTTCACACCATGTTGTCTCGCTTTCTTTGCTGCATAGTGATCTTCATCATCTCGTGATCTATCTTGAAGTTCTTTGATAAATCTATAGATGCGCTGGGCAATGCTGTTGTTTGAATGTCCAGTGTACAGTGCTTCTAGCTTGTTATCAAGCTTTCTGTAGATCACATAAATTCCAGCGTGGTTCAAAGATACTTTTTGATTATTACCAGCAACGCTGTATGAGATGATGTTATCAGCATCAATATGCATCTGATAAAATGGCTTTCTGATACCAAGTGTGACCAGTTTCCTGGCCACATCTCGGTAACTCATGTATGTGTCACCATACAAGTCAGTTGGCATTACTTCATGACTCCATCATAGAACTCTTCGAAGCGGCGCTGATCTTCTTGCTCTTGTGCATAGTTTGCCTTGAAGTAGACCTTAGCCATGCGACGAATAGTCTTCTTATCAACACCAGTCTTTTCAGAGACATCATCAATAGCTGTCTTCTGGAAATCTCTCTCAGATGCAATCCGTGTCATACTATCATTCAATTCACGGATTGAATTGCGAAGGCGATCCTTCTGTTCATTCGTGAGAGATGAAATGCTAACATAGTTCTGCTGATTGTGTCCAATACCGCTCATTACTTTGCCTCCAATGCGATGAAATACCTGATCTTGTCCTTAAAGATGCCACTTCTGCAAGTGAACTTTGCAAACGCACCAAACTCAATCTCTACATCATAATCAGCAGGAAGAAGCTTGATGTTCTCAACCTTGAATGTGGCAGCGAAATCTTCACCGTTATAATCATTCAACTTGATTGACGCATAGTTTGATGTATCAACATTCTTGATATGTGTGTGCAGTCTGATTTCACCATCTTTACCAATCAAAGAGATGTTGCTGAAATTATTCATTGCAGCAAGACGAAGAAACTTCTGTAAAACATTATTGGTCAATACGAACGAAGCATCAACCTTCTTCATCTTCAGTTCCTTATCTGGCGGACTGATGATGTTGCTAGTCGGCGATGAGTAATAATTCAATTCGATTTCACCGTCACTCATCACAATTCGATTATCATAAAAAGTCAGTTCGGCATCACCCAGTGCTGAGACGTTACCTAAGAACTGGTTGAAATCATAGATGCCAAGCTGAAACGGAATAGATTCTTCAAAAGTTGCTTCAGCAAGAACCGACTTCTCAGAAGAAATCGTTCTCTGTACATTTCCTTTATTGAGGACAAGACCTGAATTGATTGAAGCAAAATTCTTTAGAACAACAAGAGTGTCTTCACTAAACTTCATAATATAACTCCTTATAGTTAAGCTGCAATGTTAGCAGGATTTCGTGGACCTGTAAAGACTTTTAGCATGTGAGCCACATCACCTTCAAGCATGGAAACAGTTCCTGTGTTATGCAGTTCATGATCCATGATTGAACCAATCCATGCCCACTCAGAATAGTGAATTGGATAATCAATCATCAGATCAGTATTACCTTCTTTGTTGGCATGATAAGCAACATCATACCACTCAGGGTCAAGGCCGCGCTTCACACGAATTACAAAGCCACCCTTATCTTGAATGAACTTGATTTCGTTTGGAAAACGAACGTCAGCAATAACTACATTAGGATATAGTTCCATCTTACGTTCAAGTGAATAGACCCACAAGTCTTTATGGAAGACATCACGACCTGCTTCAGTGCCCATCATCTGTAGAGCAAGACGAGGAGAAATGTTGTAACCAAATCTCTTTGACCACCATTCATCTGGAATTTCTCGCCATGCACGACTTTCATCTGTATCACCTTCTAGAAGACCACGCGGCCATCCGAAGATGGCCGCTGTAGCATCCTTTACAGTGTCAGCAAAAGAGAGCTTGTGAAAAGAATATTTGTTCACAAGTACATCTGCAACAGTACCCTTACCTGAACCAATAAATCCAACTACACCAATAATCATTAGAGGTTTCCTGTATGTTGAGCAATTGCCTGCATGTTACCAGTGAAAGCAAACGTACCGATGTGCTGCGTCTTCATCCAAGGACACAACCAGACCTGAAGTCCAATTCGTCTTGCATACTGACAGAACATATAATCTTCTGATAGATAGCGGTGTGAAGCGGTCTTTTCAATCTCAATCATCTTCTTGGCGTCTTCTGATACATTTTCTCCAGCAGAAGACCTGACAATGAGTGCATATAGATCATCGTAGGTGTAGCCGTTGTCGATCACAGTATCAAAGTACGCATGAATGTACCTAGAACCGTCAAAGTTTGCCTGTCCAACGTGGTCTGGCTTGTAGTTCTGCTTTGGATAAGCATCCTTGAACTTATCAAAGACTTCTCTCTTCACCATCATGAAGCCAGTACCAATCTCCATGACCTCAAGAGGCTCTGTAACTCTGAACTGCTTGGTGCCAGGCACGGGATTGAACACATAGTCACCTACCAGCATGTCCAAGACACCAGGAGCAACGGTGGGGTCTTTTACCATAGCCGCTGCTATGTTCTTCCAGTTGATAGACTTCTTAGGGTACGGCGCTCCAATTATGTCCTTATTCAGTGCAATCAGAGCAAGAATATCTTGCGGATCGAAGTGAATGTCAGAGTCGATAAAAAGTAGATGAGTGTACCCAGAACGCAAGAATTCATCTACAAGGTAGTTTCGAGCGCGGGTGATCAGGGATTCATTGAACAGAAAAGAGAAGCGGATCTCAATGCCGTTCTGCATACAGATGCCCTGTAAGTCAAGACAAGCCTTCATGTAGAGTCCGTTGTTCTGTCCACCATACATTGGTGTGGCAACAAACAACTTTGCCTTTCTCAAATCTTCAAGCTTAATAGTCAATTCCATAAGAAAACTCCATAGTAAAAAGGGACGCTAGTATATAGCGTCCCTTTGATAGACTTCACATATTATTAGGCTGCGAAGCGATAATAAACCTTGCTCTTACCATTGACCTGACGGCGGTCAGCCACGATATCAAAACCTTCGTTAACACGAAGATCATGAATGCGCTTCATGACGTTGGTACGAGGAACACCAGTACCACGAGCAATCATTGAAGCAGTAAGACCATTGCGCTTGGCATTGGTAAGAAGATACTTAGCAACCTTAGAAATCTGAGACATTCAATTTTCTCCATAATAAACGCTACCGTGATATTAGACTGGTGAGACGCGGTAGCATTACGTCTCACCAGTTTTTAGAACTTAGAAAGCAATTTCTTGATCGGCGAGCTTTTCAGCTTCTTTTTCTGCCGCTTCAGTCTTGGGAGCAAGAGTGTCATCAAGCTTCATGTAAAGATCAAGAAACGAGTTCTTGGTATCAATGTCGAAGCGGTTCAGACACAACTTGATTGACTTCTCACGATCTTGACCGAAGATGGTGTAAGCTTGAGCGATATGAACCAGACGGCGAGTAGAGATGATATCAGACACAGCGCCTTCGTAGAAGCTCTTGCGAATTACATCAGCCCACTGCACCAACTTGTCAGCAAAATCTTTGGCTTCAATACCATTCTCAGCGAAGACATTGTTGATGATCTTCTGTTCGACCTTGAGAGCGGGATACTCTTGCTCAAACGTGATAGAGAAACGCTCAAGAAAAGCTTCGTTCATCACGTTGGTACCGATGAAGCGACCATCATCAGAACCCTTACCCTTCGTGTTCGCAGTGGCGACAATCGTGAAGCCAACAGCAGGAAACACGACCTTGTTGATCTTCTTGACGTAGACAGACTTACCTTCAAGGATCGGCTGAAGACACATAAGTTTCGCATCACCAAGATCGACTTCATCAAGAAGAAGAACAGAGCCACGTTCCATCGCAACAAGAACCGGACCATTCTGCCAGACAGTCTTACCTTCAAGAAGACGGAAACCACCGATCAGATCATCTTCATCGGTCTCTTTCGTGATATTGGCGCGAACCAATTCACGACCTTCATTGGCGCAAATCTGTTCAATCATCATCGTCTTACCGTTGCCAGAAAGACCAGTCACATAAGTCGGATAGAACCGCTTAGAGCGAATGATCGAACGAATGTCATTGAAGTGACCAAACGGAACGTAACCAGTCGCCTTCGCCGGCACAAGATTGATGTTTGCAGTTGTAGAGTGAAGATTAGCGATAGTCATCTCTTCAACATTGGACACAACAGGAATGGAAGAAGACTTTCCAACAGCGTCAGCAGGTTTGGACGAAACTGCACCAGACAGAGAGTAGACACCACGGTCAACGCGGAGAGACTTGTCGCAAACGAGCCAACCGGGCCACTTTATATCATTCTTCTCACAGACTTCTACAATCTGTGCGCGAGTGATTGTGTTAAGTTCACCAAACATCGTTTCGACTGCATTCAGAAAAGCACTACGATCAGAAGTACGAGACATAAGAGATGTTCCTTTCTCAGTTACAAAGAGATAATACAGGAAGTAGGGGTTAATGTCAAGCAGCGATTTTCTTGATGAACCGCTGAAGAAGAACACGATTTACCGACTTCTTTTCTGCGAAAGACAGAAAAGCTTTGGCAATCTTCGCCTTGCTCATGCCCTTGTCAATGACCAGATTGTTGGTCTTGATGTTCAAGCTACCAGCACGAAGAATGTAGTATTCATCGTAGCCGGAATTCGTGACTGTGACAAAACCAAGTTCTTCAAAACTCTTCTTCGCTTCTTTGGCAAACTTGTCATCATAGTTGTAGCCGTAGAAGCTGTGCATCATAGTACGGAAACCTTCACCATAGACATAGAAGCCAATCAGATTGCAGTTGGTACGTTCTTTCAGTACACGAAGCAATGTAGCAGTGGTTTCTTTCGTTGAATAAAAACTACCACCATAAGATGAACCAAGATTGAAATCTTTCTTGGTAATTTCATCTTGAAGAATGAACTTGCTAGTCTTGGGGCTGAAATGAGGTTGATTATGCAAAGAACAACCATCGGACTCACCATCAGTAAGAAAGACCGTATTAACAACCTGAACTTTGGTGCGGTTCTTGAAAGCATTCACTACAAGATCAGCAACCATAATCGCATCATTCAAAGGAGTAGAACCCAATGAATCGGTACGAATATGAGCACCACAAGCGAAAGACCAGAGATTGAAAAACGCGGTGTTCATTTCAGCAGAATTCATCCGAGAAGAAAGAATGTTGCGAAGCTTGAACGGACGCAAGTCAAGATCGGTCTTTTTGTATACACAAAAGTTCTTATTGAAGTTATCAGACTGATTGATCGAACGGAACGAGTAGACTTCAAAAGGAATCTGCACTCGCTTGCAGAACCAAACCAGTGAGAACATCTGCTTCAAAGTATTCTTAAGATGATGTTCCATAGAACCAGACCAATCAACAAACATCACGAAGCCGTGATTTTTACCTTCTGATACAGTGGTGATACGGCGGAAGAGATCGTCGTTATACTTGTAAGAGTGAAGCTTGTTCATATCAATGGCACCAGTCTTACCAGTAGCAGTGCGGCGATATTCATCGGCAGACTTACGCATTTCAAATTCTTTGACCATGTAAGAGATGGTCGCATTTTCAGAAACACGGAAAGCATTCAGTTCTTCACGCACTGACATCAACCAAGCAGAACCTGCACAAGCAGCAAGAGATGAACTCATCTGCTTGTGAACAATCTTGTAGTCATCAACAATGTCATTGATATTGCTCGGACGAGGAATAGTCACATAAACGTAGTTGATATTAGAATTTGCAAGAAGTTCTTCCTGCTTCTTCTGCCAAGCTTTTTCAGTCTCAGGAGATTCGACTTCATCAACGTAGCTCTCTTTCGAAGAGCCAGCATTAATGTCACCATCAGTGTCACCGAATGCATCTGGAGATGCATCCTCATCGGAATCTTCATCATCATCAGCTTCTTCATCAGAAGCACCATTCGAAGAATAAGCTTCTTCATCTTCATCAGTATCAGAACCGCTGCTGAAATTACCTTCGAAATCTTCGTCAAAGTCAATTTCAATTTCAACATCAGCATCAGCATCACCAGGTTCTTCCTGATTTTCAGACTGAGAAGTTTTGCTGAAGTTATATACATCTTCAACAAGAGTGTAGACTTCTTCAACAGTCTCAGCATTTTCAATGCGAGAGATGAAAGCCTTCTCTTCATTCGAAAACCGAATACCAGAGAGCGCACCACCCTTGAAGTAGATGTTGATACGATCAATGAAAGTCATCGAATTAACGTCACGCGAAGCAGTACCGAAAAAATCTTTTTCGATCAGTTCAGCATAACCCTTGATGTAGTCGCGGCGAGAGCCGGGATAGCGGCGCTTCTGACGCTTGTCAATTCGAGCATCTTCAATAACGTTGAAGAAATCTTTGACAACAGCGACACGAGCATTAAGCTTCTTAGAGATAGCTTCAATGTCATCAAGAAACATAGGAGTGTCGAGAGCATGTCCGACCTCATGAATGACAAGCATGTCATAGAGAGGCTTAGACATTTCGCGCCAGACGGGCAGAATAAGAACGCGGTTCTTAACATCAAACATCGCAGTCTTTGCAGATGCTTGATGCTGAACAGTGATGTTTTCCATGGCCAGCAGCTTTGCAAGCTGGCTCTGGGCTTCGTGAGATACTGTATGTGCAAGAGTGTTTGTCATGTGAGTGAATATACAGGAGTTGGTTCGTATTGCAAGCCATTTCCAAAAAAAAGTTTTATGTTGGATTACAGTGGTTTAGCACGTAATATGACTGGAAGTTGTAGTTTTTTATCGACCAACTTGGTTCAGATAGCGTTCTTTTGTCTCTTCCCAAGAAATGTAGCTTAGGTCGTCATAGAACAAAGTCTCGTTGGTCATACGATTTTGTTCGATTAAAGAGCGAAGCCTCTTTGCTGCATACTTCTCTTTCCAAAGTTTGGTCAGATATTCATATGATGTATCAAAAGACTTCTTCAGTTCACTCTCTTTGATATCACCCCTCAAAAACTCACAACCATTCTCATAGAGCAATGAGAAGTAAATACCTCTCTGATGCGCCGTAGAAACCACATCTTTAGGAATAGAGAGTTTTGAATATGCAAACACTCTAGATCTATTTCTATGGTCTCTCTTGTAAGGCTGACCTGATGGATTCTTTGCGATGTACCATTCAAAATACTTGCGCGTATAATTCTTCTTCAGCCAGTCGAGTAGAAGCTTCTCCGTATCTTTTGTAACTTCATATGAAATTGACCCAGCAGAATAACCCATCTTCTTCCAGTGCTTCAAATTATCATACTGACTTAGACCACCAAGCTTGTCTTTACCATAGAGTGATGTGGTAGAGACACCTACTAGTCTGTCACCATAGAGTTCTTTCCATCTATTCTGCACTTCATCTGAAATAGAAAGAAGAGCCATAAGTTTTCCACCAACAGCATTGAAGCCAAGCGGCTGCAATGGTACTAGTGTAGAACCTACTGCTGTGAAGTTAATCATATGACCTTGTGTCTTCTTCTCTCTCGACCAACCAATGAACTGGTCTCTAGGAGTCAGATCAAGATAGTCTGAAGACACGCAGATGACACCAAGATACTTACCTGTTACATTATCCTGAACAATGTAATTCAGATTACGACCAATGTTAGAAGAGTTCTTCATTGTCGAAGTGAATGTTCTGATAGTATTCCATACGCGAGATAGCTCAGGATTCTTGCCTGTATAAACCAAGACTGGTTCAAGCTTCATGTAGTCTTCTGTCGTTTCAGGTCTCCAGATATTGTTCTTGATATTCTTGATGTATTGCTCATCATCAATATTGACGAGTTGCTTTTCAACACCAAAAAGAGTTGAAACTTCATGAGAAGGATACTCTCGTTGGAATTCACACCACTTCTGATAAAGGGTGTACTCACCAACTGTCATCTGAGACACTTCAGAAAGCTCTGAAATCAGCTTCTGTTTTAGCTCATCGTCTCCTAGACATTCAATTTCGCTAGTATCATTACTTGCAATCCACTCATCCCATTGAGCTTCAAGCAATGGGTCTACAGTCTTAGCTTCTTCTTTAATCACAATTTCATCCGTCATGCTAACCTGCTAAAATTTTTGTGCTTTTCAAAACGATAGACTTTATCGAACTTATCTAACAGTTGATCCTGTTTGTGTGAAATTATATAGATGTTAGTATCATCTGTCAAAGTTTTAATGATATTGAGGAATTCATCAGTACCATTTGCATCAAGACTTCCGTCTAGAATTTCATCTAGTATCAGCAGATTTGTATTGATGCTGTTCTTCATCTTGGCGATTGCTCTCCATGTAAACATGAGCGCCAGATCAATACGTGTCTTTTCACCTTCAGAAAAACTTGAGTATGCAAACTCATCACGATATCTGGACTTGATGACTTCATTGAAGTTTTCATCAATGTTGAATTTGACAAAGAAACCCATCTTGTCCAAATACTTGTTTACATGCTTGTTGATGATAGGAACATACTGCTTGATGATCTTTGTTTTTACACCACCATCTTTCAGCAGTGCAATTGCAGTCTCAATCATTGTTCTTTCATTCAAGCGATGCTGAACAGATCCTTCCATTCTGCGAATTTCTTCGATTGCACTCTTTAGATCAGTCTCACTATCAATCACAAGCTTATCAGAATTTCTAATCTTGCTCATGTTATCTTCAATGTCATTCATCATAGATACGATATGCATCATGGTCTGCTTACTGGATTTGATTTCAGCGGAGATAGAATGAGTTCTTTTAGATTTATTTTCAAGATTGTTAATCTTCATGAGAAGATCATCAATGCTTCTTTTCATTAGATCAATATATTTTTGCGTTTCTGAAACATCGTTGTGTAGCTCATTCTTTCTTCTTTCTCTGAAGTATACATCAATATGCTGTTTGCATGTTGGACATTCATCATGCTCTGTAAGAAACTCAATCTCTTTACCATATCTTTGAACTTTTGATTCTTGGTTTGTGAGAGATATAATAGAGTTTGCATACTCATTACGCACATCTGTAAGGTTATCAGCATCTGAAACCAGAGCATCTTTTTCATTCAAAAGAATTTTTACCTTAGCAAGCAAGTCTTCTTTTTGTTGTGTGAAATCTGCAAGCTGCTTTTCAAGTTTTGTAAGCTTGTCATCATTGTTTTGACGAAGAGTGTTCAGCGTCTTCTCAACATAATCTTTCTTGTCTTGTGCAGACTTCAGGATCATACGGTTCTTTTCAACACTTTCTTTGTTTTCTTGAAACCGCTGTTTCACAAGCAAGTTCATCACTGAGAAGATTTGAATGTCTAGCAGGTCTTCAATGATTGTTCTACGGTCAGCAGGAGTTAGCTGCATAAACGGAGTAAATGATGCAGAACCAAGAATGACAATCTGACAGAAAGACTTCATGTTCATCTTGAGAATGAACTTTTCTAAGTATTCTTGATAATCTTTAGATGCTGAATCCTGATTAAGTAAAGAACCATCAACCCAAATCTCAAAGATATTCGGTTTGATACCACGCACGATCTTATAGTCTTTACCGTAAGCCTTGAATGTTATCTCAACAAGACAATCTTTACCGTTTACGCTATTGACTAACAAAGGCTTATTGATCTTACGAAACGGCTTACCAAACAAAACAAAAGTAAGCGCGTCGAGAATGGTTGATTTGCCATGCCCGTTCGCGCCTACGATTAAGTTTGTCTTATGTGTATTGAGATAAATCTCTGTCCACATGTTTCCAGTAGACAGAAAATTCTTCCATCGAATCACTTCAAATGTTATCATCTTTTGACTTTATTAAAATACAATCACTGGCAGGACCAAAAGACTGAGGAGTACGAAAGCTTCTTGTATTTACTCGCTCTTTCTTAAGGTTAGATCGCAACCGTTCGCGTTTCTCAAATGACATCTTATCAAATGATTTGAGCTTTTTCTTATTTGTTTTCTTTTTACGGCTCATCTATTATGATACTCATGCTGCTGCTTGATATATTCTTCAGCATCTTCTTTTGTTTGAAAGTATGCAACATAGTGACCACGATGTTCACCATCAAGTTCATCTTCCCACACTTCATCATAATGATCGCTGATCTTCATAGCATATCTATCACAATACTCATCTTCATACCACATATTGTGACCTTCGACAATAGCATTGTATTTACCTACAATTTCAGCTTGTGTGAGTTCAAATTCAACGTTTTGCTTATCATAACGATACCATTCAACACCATCAGCATCAGTCATCTTTATTTTATTACGATCTAAAGCACTGAAAATTTTTCTAACCTGCCAGAACTTATCACCAATATTATACTTCATTCAATAGTCTCCAACGATAATGCTTCGGAATAGATTTCACGCATATAATGTTTCATCTTATCTGCTTCAACAGGTAATGTCAATCCAGAAATATAACCATCAAGAATGGTAAGTGTATCTTGAGCTTCATCAATCTTCTCATCTTCTTTTGTATCTATGAAGTTGCTGACATCTTCAACAATCGTAATGTCAGCAACTTGTTCTTTATATAGTTTATCAACTAGCATATCAAATGCATATGGATTTGTCTTACTCACAACGACGATCTTCACATAGCAATCTTTATATTTGCTGTAGTCTGTAGCATTGATTGTCTCTATGATATCAGGATTCTTTACATCATCGTAAGCCACCATATGGAAAATACGGAAAGGATTACGAATAAAATCTTTTTCCAGTGTGTCTGTATCAAGGATTGTGAAGCCGCGAGGATCGTTATAGTCAGACCAAATATGCTCAGAAAAAGCACCCAGATAGTGAATATTGTCCCGAAAGCTACGATGATGGTAATGACCAGTAAAGACACTATGAAAACGGCTAAAAATTTTGTGATTGTATCCATGCTCTGATATCATTCCCTTCTGCATTTCAAATCCATTCAATTCTAAATGAGCGCAGCAAATACTGGCAGTGGTTAACTCAATAGCATCAAGTGATTCTTTCTCGTTTGCACTGTTGATCCAAGGAAGCAAAAGAAAAGAACATGAATCAATCATCAGATGAGTTGCTGTCGAATAGATGTGTATGTTTTCATATCTCTTACCTACAAACTCTTCAAGAGCATTGACTTTATATGTGTCCTTGAAGTACTCATCATGATTACCTGCAATGATGTGTACTTCACATAGTTCATTCAACGGTTCAAGAAAGTCTGTTCTCAGCCTAGAATGTGTAAGAACGTTAATATACTTCCTGCGGTCAACGAGATCGCCAAGATGAATGATATGCTTAATGCCATTCGCCTTGATAAATGGAATGAGAAATTCATCTACGCACCTCTTAAAGTAATCAAGAAAAACTGGAGAGTCATTTCTAACTCCCCAGTGAGTATCAGTAATGATCAGAACTTTAGTCATCCTTAGATGGTCCTTGTGTTAAGTCTGGACAACGCTGTGAACCGCATCCATCTTTCTTTATCTCGTTCAAATATCTTTTGCACCCTGGGCAATAGGTATTATTTGATCTTTTCACGCTCTCTTTTTCCTAGTATTGGACATGTAGAGTTCATTATCAAACTTTCTTACAGACTTCTCAATTACATCTCTGATTGTTTCTAGTCTCTGGCGATAGTTTTGTCTGATATGCACACTCTCTTTTTGATTCAAGAGATTGTTAATCAAATGCTCAATTTGAAATGGCACTTCGTTGTTCATCTTCTTCCTCGTAAAACTTTGTTAGACCTTCTTTTGCAGTCTTTCTTTTCTCTTTCTTGATTTCTTCTTTTCTTTCATATCTTTCCATAAACTCGTTAATATTATCGTATATGGGAGCCGAAAGCAAATGATTGTTGTCACTATCAGTTAACAACGCTGCATGTCCATTATTGATGATTGTTTCCTGAAAGTTCTTGTAGATGATGTATCTGTTCTTTTCTTCCTTGTTGATGCGTCTTAGGAAAGCGTAGTATATCACCTGTGTGAAGTATGCGAAAGGATTCTTTCCAAGATCAGGATTGTAGTCATTGAAGTAAAGAATACAGTTCTCAATACCATCAGATACCATCTCTTCTCTAAAAGAATAGTTGATGAAACATGGCTTATTGGAAAGCTTGTTTGAAATCTTGTAAATGCACTCGCCTATGTAATTAGGAAGTCGTGGCTCTTCAAGACCATTTTCTTTTGCAATCTTTACTCTTTCTTTATGCTTCACAATTTCTTCATAGAACTTCTTGTTATCAACATAGTGCGGCTTCTTTTCATTTTTCATTCTAATACTCTCTCTAGACTGACTTTCAATTCTTCTAGGCTATTCTCATCTGCTTGATACTTTATACCAATTCCACCTGCATTGTTCCATGATGTGATGTTTTTTCGAAAGTCATCGATCAAAATGTTCGGTGTGCCGTTAGTCACAGCATACTTGTGCTTCTCTCTTTCAAAGATAATCTCATCAGCAGGAACAGATATGAACTTTGAAAGCCATTCTTTCTTTCCTTCAATGCTACCGTTTAAATCATAGTTCAGTGGACTAGATAATATCTTATAGCCACCTGCCATAGACTTAACCATTTCCAATAGCTTGTTTGCATTAGGAAAAGCAGGCAAATCTTTGAAGAGATGATACGCATCTGTACTCTTGAAGAATGATTCCCAATCTTCTTCTGTCATCTCATTGTAGTGTTCTACATCATGTATCACAGCTACGTGATTGAACAGGTCTGCCAAGACACCATCCATATCAACATACACTACACTCTCACTATTCTTTTTCATCATGATCACTTTCTTATTGACAATCTCTTGACATGCACTCATAATGGCTATGCCATCCATGATATGAATAACTTTAATTATACCTTGGTTAATGTCTTTAACTTCTGAATCTGCTTATCAATCATCTCTTTCCTGTTAGGCCACTTGATCATTGGCTTATCTGGATCCTTAGCTAAGTTCTCTAACAGAGGTAAGAAGATTTTATTCAAAGCAGTCAATCTCTTCTTAAGATCATCTACTTCAGCTTGAAGAGAAGAATAGTTGTGATTATTCTCAATGAGTTCATCTTCATGAGAGAATGTAAAACCAAAATCATCACTATCAGCAAGTTCAAGATATGAGTTCTTGTTAGACATCAGTGTAATTTCCCTTTATCGGTCTTGTTTAGTTGTTCTAAGAATTCTTTCAGCATATCCATTGCATTACCATCATCTTCATAACCAAAATCATCATCTGTCATAATACTATCAAATTCAAGCTTTTGTTTGTCTTCTTTACTAAAGAAGTGTATAATGGAATCTTCATAGTGACCAGAAAGCATTTCACTAGGTGGTGATATGAAAAGCACTTCTGATTTTGGAATCTCAAACTTCTGTTGAGCGCATATGCGAGAGAATACCCACTGCATCAATGAGATTGACAGATATCCAGGTTTGCCTGAAGATAGGTACATGATTTTGCAAGGATTGCTTAGTACATAACCAAACTCAGTCTCTTTTACTTCCGATATGATGTCTTCACCGCTTTTTAAGCGAAAAAAAAGCACATCACTTGAGTTCGATTTTGTAGACTTTGAACTTGAACTTTTCTTCGCCATATAATTTGATCCTTTCGGCAAAATGCTTTAATGTATAGTTCTCATGTTTTTTATGTCTCATATCATCTGCGATATCAAACAGAGTTGCTGCATCTTTTGTGTCACTCTTACGTAGACCTCGACCAATAGATTGCAAGTTTCTTATGCGTGACTTAGATGGACTAGCAAATATAATGTTGTGAAGATTTCTAATATTGATGCCAGTACTAAAAGTACCAAAACTAGCAACAATAATAGCCTGCGTTTCCGATTCAACGATCTTACGAATCCCTTCGCGTATATCCACATCTGTTTCTCCACTTACGAAAAATACCTTTCTGTCCACTCCCACTCTGTCTGAAATGAGTTTGTGTAGAATACGACCGTGTTTGTCAACGTACTGGAAGAGAACGAGCGTGTTTCCTTCAAGTGAGACGGCAAGATTAGAGATGAACCGGTTTCTGGCATCGTTAAGGACAAGGTACTCAATCTCCTGTTGGTATGTAAAGTTCTTTGCTGCTTGGCAGATTGACTCATTATGTCTAAGAAGAAGACACTTGATTTGGAACTCAGCCAAGTGCTTTGCATCCATAAGTTCTTTCGTTGTGATGACTTTGCGAACGGTTCCAAATAACCCTTCAAGTACAAGCTTGTGAGTCTTTGTTCCATCAAGGGTACCTGTAGTTCCAATTCTATACTTTGCATTTGTCAATCCTGTCATAATATCTATAAGAGATTTAGCTTTGAACAGATGCGCTTCATCACCGATCACAAAATCAAAGTCAGCAAAGTACTTCTTCGGCATCTGATAGATAGACTGCCAAGTTGAAATAGTCAGAAACTTGTCGCTAGACTTTTCTTGACCCTGATAGATTTTATGTATGTTGTCACTTACGTTCCAGCCATTCGTCTCACTGTAGTCTTTGAAATCGCTTGTCAACTGTTCTACGAGAGAAACAGTTGGTACGATAATCAAACCTCGTTTCAGTCCTTTATGTTCCAAAAAACGAGCCAGAAGATAGATAATAAGAGACTTACCACTTGCAGTGGGGCTAAGTAGTAAAGCTCTCCTTGTACGAATTGCGTGAACGAATGCATCCAACTGGTAATCTCTTGGAGCATGTTTCGGCCTTAACTGTTCTACAAACTCTTTTGCTTCTGTTAACGAAAACTCTTCATCATAGTCTTCATTTTCATAGTTCCAATCATAACCACGTTCTTCACAAAACTTTGCAATCTCAGGAACAAGTCCACGATATACTTGTCTCTGTCTTGTATCAAACAACCTGATTTTACCGTCCCACAACTTTGCTCTATATTGTGGTGTGAATTGATATCCTGGAACCATGAAAGTGAAATGTTCTCTCAGTTCGTAGGATACTCCTTCTGTACATTCAACACGAACGAAAGCTTCGTCCTTGTTATGAATAATAATTTTACTGTCCATTACGTTTCAAAACTTTCATATGGCTGTCGGAGTAATTCTTTTTACCCTTGTAAGGACCTCTCTTCTTACCTTTAGTTCTCTGTCTAGCCATACTTATCTTTCTTCTGGAATCTTCGCTATGTGTTCTACCATACATTGGATTACCTTCACCCGAAAAAATTTCTTTCATCTTCTCTACGTGATCAGCCGACAGTTTTTTACCTTTGCGGGCTTCGCTCATCTTTTGTATCGTATCTTTTGATCTCTTCTTACCTTTCCAAGGTGAAGCTTCACTCATCTTTTTTCTAGTGTCTTCAGACACTTTCTTTCCTTTATGTGTCTCACTGATAACTTTTGATATGATTTCTTGTTTGGATATCATTTTAGATAATCCTTTCCAAGCAAGTTCATCTTCCCAATGAGCAAATTCTTTCCATAGTTGCCTGTGAAGTTCGGCGTGTTCTTCTATTGTCACTTCAATTAGGTTGTTTTTTTCATCAGTACCTCCCATATGTTTCGGTATGATGTGGTGTATATGTTTCATCAATTTCCTCCGACATACTTCTCCCAGTCAATGATTGATCGAACTTGAAAAGTTCTGTTGTTCAGTTCTTTGAGTACCGATTTGCAGAAATCTGTAATCTCTTCATGAAGAGACTTTTTCAGTAGTATGTTGTTCAGCTCTTTATCTGAATCTAGATATACGGATATATCTGCTCTCAATATCTTTTTCGTCATAGGCTCATAACCATACTTTTGAAGGTCTTCTGGATTATTTAGATCACCAGAATAGTAACTAAACTTCACTCTTCTCAATTCCTGATACTCAGACATCATCTTTTTCACAACAAGATTATGGTGTGTCATAATGCGAAGATACTTTGAATGAAGAGAAGGAATTTTTTGCAGTTCTTTGCTAGGTTCAGTCAGATCAATAGAACTATCTTTTGACCATTCATCCATCAAGACATCAATGTTCACTGGGGGCTTCATAATATAACTCCAATTAAATAAACCAAATTCTAAGATAGAACTCAGTTTATGTCAATCATATTCTTTCGATTTCAAAGTAATCGTATCGAATACCTAGTTCAGATGTGATGACATTATCTGCCGTTTCAGATGTACTAAAAGTAACACCACTTAGAGATACTGGATGGCAGTTACGAAACTTGAAACGAACATTTGGTATATTAGCATTTGTATTGATAGTGAGAATACCATCATAGTATAAAGGATTATCTGGATTGTAGTGTTTAGCATACTCTTCAAACTTGGTAGGTATAGCAACGCTGCGAAGCCAGTTATATGTTTCTTCCCATACTCTCAAGTCTTCATCAACAAGAAATGACATTGTTAACTGATCATAGTCTAGTTTCAATCCGTGACGATAGATGTCTGAGAATGGATTCAATTGAGTTATAGCAGAAACTGAAACGCTCGGCATGGTAACAGTCTGACAGAAGTATCTTGCAAAAGATAAGTTAGGTATGACAAACGTATACTTTGTTGGTTGCAGAAAACTTGTGTTTTCTGGCGTTCTCATTACTATGTTATCTTTTGTCATTCGTCATTATCTTCTTTAACAAATAGATGAGATGCACCAGGATGCCAAGTACCAGAGTATGATTTCCACTTCTGTTTGGCTTTATCACGAGACTTTGCTGCCTTCACGATATCTTTTGGATCTTTTTTACCTAGTTTAACATCTTCATCATTGTTGAGACGTTGACGCACTAACCATGTTACTGCTTGTAGTTGATGCGGATGTAAGTAGTTAGCATCACCAAGCTTCGCACCGTTTCTCTGATTAACATGATCGGCAGCTTGAATATAAGCTTGCTTCACTCTGTTGTACTTCTTCTTTGTCTTCAGTCCTGCTGCACCAAAAGCTGCGTCAGTAATTCTTGCACCTGATGCAACTGAGTGTGCGTGTCTATCGATAACAACTTGAGGATCGCTTGGGTCTTTATCTCCTCCATGATCGATTAGATGAGCGAAGGCTAGGGTTTTCTGTCCTTTGATAACTTTGTTGTAATGCTCACCACTCAACAAACGTTCTGCCGCTTGTCTTTGTAGATCACCAGCAAAAGTTCTTCCGTACTTGTAGTATGGCTTCTGCTTCTTACCACCGAGGGCTGTCTTGCGTCTTGCAACTCTAGAAGCATCAATCATATTATTGTGCCAGTCTCTCTGAGGAGAATAGACAGATGTTAAGCCAGCAACAGTGTGATGAGGAACTCCTGTTGTCTTAGATACCGATGCTGTATACTCTTGTGCATTTTTGTACCAATTTTTACCATTATGCAATTCAGCCTTTGATGCTTGATCATAGTGATTGACGATGTTCATAAAATCTACTGGGTGCTGTTCATGCCATCTTTGACCTGGATGTAGATTTTCTCCAGCTTCGGCTATTAGCATATATTCTAAAAATGATAACATATGATGAGTCCTGAGTTGTTTATTCTATTTATATAAAAAAAGGGCAGCATTGCTGCTGCCCAGTTTGTACTCTTTGTTCTTGCTTCTTATTAGGTAAGATTGCGAACTCTGAATAGTCTGTAGTACTGATTTGTACGATCAGCGATGACACCAAGACCAGGTGAAGCGTAGTCGTAACCACGTGCAAATGGATTTGCTACCATGCCGTAACGTGTCTTGAAGCCGATCTTTGGCTGGAATGTATCCTGACCAATAGCACGAACCATCTGTAGAGGAACGTATGGGCAGTAGAATAGACCAGCGTCATAAGGAGAAGTACCCTTATAACCAACGCAAGCAAGTTCGTCACCAGATGAAGAACCACCGAAGTAAGGATCGATGTAGACCTTCACACGACCGTGCATTGTACCAGCGAATGTGTTACCTGTATCATCAACCTGTAGATTAACGTTTAGAGCAGGTGTGTAGTCAAGAACGCCAGCCATAGCAAGAGCAGAAGCAACGTCAGAAGATACTAGAAGGATGTTACCCTTACCACGTCTTGTTGCCTTTGCGATAGCGTTACATTCACGTTCGATCTGGAACACAAGACCCTTGAACTTTTCAACAGACCAACGGCCGTTTGAGTCAGTATCAAGATCGAATGTACCGGCGGTTGTTACACCGTACTGGGCACCTACAACAGCAGATGTGTAAACAGTTCTTACAACTTCACGATTGATTTCAGCAAGAATTTCTGTTGAAAGAATGTTTGCAAGCTCTGTTTCAGCATCAAGACCGTGAACAGCCTTAAGATCCTGTGCAAGTTCCATTGTGTATTCAGCCTTTAGAGCGCGTGAACGTGCTGTGACTGTTACCTTTTCAATGCTGAAAGCCATTTCAGCAAAAGCGTTACCTGATACGCCATCACCTAGAGCTTCAGCTTGAGTTGTTGACATACCCTTAGCTGTTGTGTATGCACCAGTATTTGCTGTGTTTGCAACTGGGTTTGTACCAACATGACCGCCTGTACCTGATAGACCTGAAGATGCGTTCTGTGATGAGAATGCAGTATCTACTTCATTGAAGAATGTTTCAGCGCCTGACTGATTTGTATAACGTGAGCGCATAGCAAAGATAAGTCCTGTTGGACCTGTCATTGGCTGAACACCTGCGATATCATAAGCAATCAAGTTAGGAAGAGCACGGCGAACCAAGCTGATAAGAATTGGATCGTATGCGGCGATAGCAGAGTTACCACCAGATGCATTACCGAGACCACCACCGTAGTTAGTTGGAGCAGCTTCATTTAATACACGGCTTTCTTCTGCCATTGCACGTTCTTGGTTTTCCAAGATCATAGCAGTTACGGCACGACGATAAGGATCTTTAATCTTACCGGCACCTTCGTGATCAAGAACTGGTGACCACTTATGTTCTAAATTTTCTGAAAGATACATTTTTGTTATCTCCTTTAATCTTTCTTTTATTATATTTATAATTCTTTATTACTTAGGAAGAGTTCTACCAAGTGTTTGTACGTACTTTGCCATAGGACCTGATAGTTCTTCATTAATCATGTTTCTACCATCTGATACCGATTCAACAGAATCAAGAACTCTGTCTGACTTTACAGATGAAGAGAAATAGTTTTCTTTTAGAATATTCAATTTCTGTGCATATTCATTCACACTAGAATATTCAATGCCTTCAGCCAATGTCTTAAGCTTGTCTGCTTGTGTAACTGTTAAATCTTCACACACATCAACTAAAATTTCGTTTGTCTTTGACTCATTAAGCATCTTGCTTAGAGCAACATTGCGTTCAATTTCTTCATTGAGTTTATCAGTCAACTCTTCGACCTGATTACCCATTTCTTCAAGAACATTGATCTTATCTTCTGGAATGTCGATATAATTTTCAGTGAATAGATTACGAAGACCTGAGATAAAATCTTCTGTTAGTTCTGTACGAAGACCTGCTTCAATAGCAATTTCGTTGTCAGATGTCCACTGTTCAACAACATAGTTGAGATAGTCATCAACATTTGATGTTAGACCTTCTTCAAGTGACTGAACTTCTTCGGCAAGAGCGGCAGCATATGCTTCTTCAAGAACTGCAAGTTCTTCAGCAAGCTTTAGCTTTACGGCAGCTTCGAAGATTGTTGCAGCTTTTTCTTTGAATTCTTCTGAAAGTTCTTCGCCAGCAAACAATGCATCCATTGCTTCTTGCATGTCAATTTCGTAGTCTTCAAGTTCTTCAGAAATATCATCTTCAAATTCTTCTGATACAAGTTCAAAGTTTTCTTCAATTGCTTCTGCGATCTGATCTTCATCATAACCTTCAGCAACAAGAGCATCAATGAATGATTCTAGCTCTTCTGAGATTTCAATTTCATCATCTTCTTTTAAAGCAACTCTACCAGCTTTAGCTTGCATGGCTCTTTCTTTTCTTGCCATTTCTGGTCCAAGAGCTTGAGATACGGCACTAATTTCACCGCCACCCTTCATTTCTTCAAGCTTACGATTACGATTTGTTGATACTGCTTTACGACCAATATCACCAACAGCACCTTTGCTCTTAAATGTTCCTGAAGAACCTTTTGCTTTACCTGATGGTAAATATGTCACTTTTCTTCCTGCTGCTTTAAATGCAGCCGTTGCCTTTTCACCTTCTTCACGTTCTTGTGCTTTACCTTCTTCTAGTGTATCACCATCTTCATCAAGCTCTTCAGCAATTGAACCCATTGGTTCTGCTGGTCTTGCACCTGAAGTTGGTTGACTCTTATCTTTTTTGACAGCGCCAGAGGCAGCAGCACCAACATTTGAACCTTCGCCAGCAGACTTAGGTGCATCTGCAACAAACTGTGCAGAACCTAAAGACTGTGCTGGATCAGAATATGCTGAACCTGGTCTTAAAGTTGCAGCAAGAGCAGTATTCTCATTCATAAGAATTGCCTTTGCTGTTTCAGTAAGTGACTTACCCATATTAGATTACTCCTTGTTTTAATATATTTATAATTTTTAAAGTTTTGAAAGATAATTCTTAAACACTTTCAATGCTACATCTTCAATATCATGTCTAGATGATTCACGAAGTAGTTTTTGAGCGCGTTCTTGATGAACTGCCTTCCATCCTTGATTAGTTAAAATCCATTCAGCTCCTTCCATAATACCTTGTACAAAAGCATCTGGTGCAGAAGGATCTGCGACGATATCTGCCGCTGTGGCAAGATGAAAATCGTCTTGAACGAGTTGAAAGCCGTTGGATGGCTTAAGAGACCCTACGCCTCTTGTTGAGACACCTAGACTTGCTCCACCATCAAGCAAACTCTTCACAATTTTTCCATTAGGAGTATCTAAGATTTTTGCCTTACCGATAAAGTTGTTACCATCTGGCATAAGACTTGTGATCATGTGTGATACACGATCCAAGTTAATTGTTGGTGAGTCAGGATGACCTAGTTCACCAAAAGCTCTATTCTTCATTACATAGTTTTGATTATATCTATCAACTTCTTTTGTTAATACATGGCGTGGATATACACGACCATTACGGTTTTGCTTTTCAGCTTGCATAAAGATGCCTTGAATAAAAGCTTCTTTTTTACCGTTTACTTCTTCTGTTATGTACTGAACATTCAGCACTTCTTCTTTGATCAGTTTCATCTGTTACAGTCCCAGTGATGCTCTTTTGCGTATTGATTTTTGTCTCTTCATAAGAGTTCTTGTCATCTTTGATCTGCGCTTGATTTTACCACGGCGTTGACCTAATTTTCTATTTCGTCTTTCAGCAGGTGACATTCTTTGTAACTGTCCACCTGATACTTTGTATCCTTCAACATTAGATACTTTCTTGCGGCGTTGAATTTTACCACCGCGAATACGTGCTTTTATGATCTTTACTCTTGCTTCGTCTAGTTTTTCTTCACCGTCCATATAATCAGCAACGGAGTTTAAGTAGTCAGCAGCTTTTGTAATTTTTGATTGCGTCCAAGCTTCAAGTTCTTTGTTACCTTTAACTTTTGACATAATGCTTTTAGCATCTTTTGTTATGGCATTTAGTTCTGAACGAGCCATAGAACTCTCTTCACCAGATTCTTCTTCTTTCAAGTTGTTCTTAGGCACAATTGTTTCATTGCTTGGTGTTGTCTTGTAGTGAGTGCTACCAGGTTTCTGTTTTGGTAAACCTCTTTCAACAGACAAACTATCTTCTTTTGGATCTACAGCTTCATCGATACCATCTTCTTCAAGAACATCAGAACGAAGCTTCTCAGCACGAGATGGACCAATTATTCCCATCTGTTCAGACATCTTTGCTGCCACAGATTTCTTCATCTCAAACAGTTTCTTTTCCATGATAAGTGTGATATTCTCTGAGAGAATTTCGTTTGCAGCATCATAGTTTCTATTCTTGATATTTGAGATGATACCACTCATGTTATGATACTCTATTGAATGCATATGGGTCAGCAGTTTGACCTGCATCATAATCACGACTGTCTTTCTTTAGATCAAGGAAAATTGTGATGGCATCACCAAACACAACATTAGCAGTGCTAATTAAAATATCACCTGTAGCATTTGCTTCTGGGTTAGAGATTACCGCGCCATCATTTTCAAAGTTGAAATCAACAGAAGTTGATCCAAACACGATGATTTCTGAATTTCCGTCGCCTTCCCATTTCAAACGAATAGAACCACTAGTTCTACTATATGCTTTGATCTTCTTTATGGTAGTTCTGTAATTTGATTTTGCGTGTGTATTAGAAGACATAATGTATCCATTTGCATTTAAAGAAAACGCAAGGTTAGATGCATCAACTAATCGAGTATTTGCTTCTTGTGTACCATCTGATAGAATGATGTACTTAATTAAAGCTCTTTTATTAGAATCAATTAGCTTTTGTTCTCTTATTATGTTTGCCATCTCTTAGTGCCTTACCGCAAATGTTAAAACTTTATTGAAAGAAGTTGCACTTTCGTTTAACATTTCTTCCATCTTTTTCTTGTTCTTCTTGTTCATAGACTCATGTAATGAAACAATCTTTTTTGCTACAGTGTTATTTATCGTAATTGCCTGCTCACCAATTACAATTTCTTTCTCTGTTATATTGTTTTCTAACATGTTTTGAATAGTGTGATAAACAGATTCTTGTTGATCTTGTTGTCTAAGCATTGCTTGATTTGCCTGACGACCAATTCTTTCCAGCCATCTTTGAACGGCAGCATCAGCAGAACTTGCTTTAGATACACTTACTCTAGGTCTTCTTCTGAAGTTATATACTGGTTTAGCATTTCCACTATTATCTTGTGTGGTCATAGCTGAACCAACATCTTCATCATCTTCATTTCTTGAAGTGAACTCTCTAAGCATTGCTTGGTTAGCTTTACGATCAATAATACGGCTCCATGTGTCTATAGCAGCACGATTAGTTACTGCTGTAGGTACAGAGACAGACGGCTTCAAACCAAACTGATAGTTTGGACCTGGTTCTTTTGGACCTGGCGGTAAAGAAGGTAAAGAGATATCAGGCATACGCAATCTACCACCTCTTGATCTACCTGTTCTACGATTTTTAGGTCCAGATGATCTTCTCTTATCAGCATCTCTTTGTTTCTTATCATCTTGTTTTTGTGTTTTAGACGACTGCTGTGCATTAGCTTGTGCAGTAGCCTGTGCAAGAGCCTGCGCGGGGGCCTGTGCATTAGCTTGTGCTTGTACTTGGGCAGACTGCTGTGCGCTCAACTGTCTTGACAAAGGACCAACTTGTGTAGAAACAACTGGTTCTTTTGTCGTAGATATTTGCGGCACTGGTCTATCTGGTGCATTCAAGAAAGATGTTGTTGGTCTTCTAACTCCCGCATCTTTAAACATGGTTGCCGCGGCAGCAGCATCGCGCTTTTTTATTTGCTTTGCTAAATCTTGATTGCCACCAGGTTCTCTTGCAGTAATTCTCTTTGTTGCTTCTTTGTCTTTCAACCATTGAACTTCTGGAGCATTTGCAGGTGTAGCATCAGAGATAGCACCAATTAATGGATTTCTGTTGATACCGAACTTGAAAAGTTTTCCTATTTCAGGACCAACTCTTTTCAAGATAGAAGGTACACCTGATTTACCTTTTACCTTATCAGGTTTCACTTCAGCATTCTTACGAGCTATTCTTTCTTGCGCTGCTTTTTTATATTGTTCTCTTCTATTGTCTGATCTAGCTGGTTTTTCTTTAGCATCTACAGGCGAAACTCTTTTTGTTCTGTCTATCTTTTGTTGAAGATTTTTCAGTTCTTTACGAACACTAGGTTTCTTCTTGAATACGTTTTTTTCTTGTGGGAATTGAAGAATAGTAGCCGATTTTTTTGTAATATTATTTGTATTGATATTTCTTTGTTGGTTATCAGAAAAATCATACTTCAATGCTGCTTGTTCTCTTAGAACTTCTACACGATTTTTAAAACTCTCTTCGAGTCTTCTTTGTTTCCATACACCACTTGCAGCATCAGCCGTTGGTGAAAAACTTGTTGGAGCAGTTGTTTTCTTTGGTGCTTGTACTTTAGGTATATCAGAGAACTTTGGTTCTATCTTTGGTTTCTTTACGGCGGCAGCTTTCTTTAAACGTGACTTTATACCTGAGTATGTTCCTAAGTTTATCAAAGCTGCGCTCAATGGATTTTTAGAAGCAAAAGTACTTCTTAGCAAATATTTTTTGATCTCTGGCAAATCTGCCATAGTCAAATCTTTTCTCTTACTGATAGGAATTTCTTTTCTTCTTTGAGATGCAGGTCTTCTCTTATCATCATCTGACATTTCTTCATTGACAGCCATTACATGATTACCGCCATACGGTATAGAGACATATCTATCTATTGATTGAGCATAATATAATGCAACTTTTTGATGATCTGGATACACTCGAATAGCCTTACGCTTCAATATGATTACTGGAGGAAGTTCAGAATCTGATGGTTGATCTTTTTTACCTCTTGGATCATACTTTGAAAGATAATCTTCTTTTGCTTCCGATAACTGATCATTTGAGAACTGAACGATGAGTGACTCTAAAAGATTTGTTATAAATCTTTTTTCAGAACCACTCATCTTGTCAGCAGAACTTTCAAGTATCTTTTTAAGTACAGGAAGTTTTCTTTCTTCAAACAAACCAGCTTCAACCAACGCATCAAGATTGCGTTGGTCTCTATGTGACTTATCAGTAATAAAATCGTATGATTCTCTGATTTGTTTGAGATTTTTCATAGTGTATTAGTCCTTCTTCATCTTACGAGCAACCATCTTCTTTTTTGGTATTATTGCTGGTCCGCTCATTTCACGTTCGTTTTTATCATCATCTTCCATATCTTTATCTTCATACACTCTTTTTGCACCGATCTGAGTCATTCTAGCACCTTGATCATCTATCTTTGCTGTTCCGATAGGTGCACCAGAACCAAGTCTTGATATAGATACCGTAGACTGACCATAACCTGTTTTTGGTTCATTTACGGTGCTTGCTACCATTTTTCCACTTCCATAACCAGGAACAGTACCGGATACTGTACCAGTTTGTGCGCTTCTGCCGCCCATGTTAAAACCAGGACGACCAAATGGTCTCTTTTCCATTGCACCAATACCCTGAGATAATTGTGATGCCTGAACTGGTGATAGTTGCTGTTCATCTAGCTGTGCAAAGTAAGACTGAGCAATATCAATCTTTTTTTCTTCTAGCTTCTGAACTGCTTTTTCCATCAAGGCACTTGTGAAATTTTGGCGCATTTCATCAAGATTACCTGTTATGATATTTGATAATGCTTGTTTGATGTTATTCATTTTCTTCTCCGAAATAGACTTTGAAATATTTATATTTCTTCTACTAGCTGACAATAAAACAGTGTAATAGGCAATTGTGATCCTGATCCTAAGAGTACATCGCTAGGCAATGAGTGAGGCCCTGATACAACTACAATCTTTGATCCTCTTGGTAACATAGTTTCCATTTCACCAGACTGTGTGAAGGCTTCTGTATAGATCGACTTCTGTCCTTGCCCTATATCAATTTGCAATAAAGTAACAGAAGACATCTGTGCTTCTTCTGTTGCAGATTCGATACATACATTGTAATCAAGAGATGTTGAAACATATCCTCTGAAGACATATTCACTGTTCATTTCTATCTGAGAAGGATTATATCTACCACTCAAACAAGTATAAACTGAGTAATTGAAAGGTGCTTGACTGTCTTCAAACAGCACATCAATTTCATCTACCATCTGAGTAACAAATCCTGCTAACTCTTCATCTGTACTAGGATCAAAACCTTGATATAGATATGTGTTAACAACTTCAAAGTCAGAAGAAACAAAATCGATAAGAGTATTTATTTCCATCGAATCATACATTGAATCGTTGTAAAACTCTTTTAGAGCTTGATCAACTTGCATGACCATATTACTCTCATCACTAAGAATTTTTTGGTCATTTTGAGTTCTTTTGTAGACTGTGTTTGTATATTGATCAGCTTGTTTTTTTAGTTCGTCAGTCTTTTCGTTCTTACCGCTTACTGAAGCTTTATAGTAATTTGCATACATGTCTTGCTGATTAGTGAAAGAAACAAGATTATCACCATCAAGAAGATATGCTATTGATCCTTGATTATCAGCAAATCGACCAAATCCAACATATGTCAAACCCATCTTCTGAGCTTGTGACATTGCTTTAGATTTAGGTTGATCTAGTATCTGTGATGCTAAAGATTCTTTTAAGAACTCATCATACTTGAGCATTCGCAGGCTCCATCGTATCATTCACAAAACGTTTCTTACTGGGTTGTGCCAATGGATTTGTTTGGTTTTTACCCATACCTGTTTGCTGTTCTGGTGCAACACCAGCACTTGCTGCTTTTAGACTTTCAGCAGGTGTAGGTGGCGGAACATTTGCTGGAACTCCACCAGCGCCAGGCATAGTATTACCAAACTCATCTGTTGGCATATTTTGAGATGCTTCTTGATTGATTTGCTCTTGCATCTCTTCAATTTCTTCATCATCCATCTGAAGGATGTTTCTGCGAACCCATTCCATAGAGTAGTAACGTCCTACATATGGATCAATAAGCTGTAGTGTTTGAACACGATTTTGAAGAAGCTCTGCTTCTTTCAGTTCTGTAAAGTTGTTATCTTTCTTGAAGTCGTACCATAGTTCTTCTTTGAATTCTTTCCACTCATCTTCGGTACAAATCTTCTTGAGAATGCACTGCACTCTAAGAAGATCATCAAATAGAGTAGAGAACTTGCTACGAAGACGATTGACAAATTTGGTAAATTTCAATTCGTCTCTAGTAATTTCTGTCGTGCGACCTAGTGAAAATCCTTGTTGCTGTTCAAGTCTTGAGATAGGAACACCAAGAGCCTTATATAGCTTCTTTTCAAAGTACTTAACGTCTTCTAATTCACCAAGGTTCATACCACCAGGAAGTGTTGTGATTTCCGTACCTTTACCACCTTCTCTACGTGGCAACCAAAAATCTTCAAGCATTGAGAGATGTTTGCGGTCGTCTTTGATTTCACCTGTGCTGGAATCATATACTAGCTTGTTACGATACTTGACCATAACATCACGTAAGTATTGTTCAGCTTTGATTGTTGGCATGTTACCAACATCAATATAGAATACTCTGCGCTCAGGTGCGCGAGAAAGTCTGTAGATAACTGTTGCGTCTTCGACCATGCGAAGCTGATTGAGAGGTTTGATAGCCTTGTGTAGATAAGAGAGAACCATAGCTCTCTTTGAATCCATCAGTCCTGAATTGACATTTACAATAGCATCTAATGTGATCTTTGTGCCAAGTTGTGAATGGGCGCCGATCATACCTCTTTCATTATAGAGGTAATACTCTTTGATCTGCTTGATAACTTCCATTCCACTGTTTGGATCTTTTGTCTTCTGTACTTCACGAATTTTGCGAATTCTGCGAGGGTCAATGTACCTGATTTCTTGAATGCCCTTCTGTGGCGACTTGTCATCAATGACGATATGATAGAATATTCTACCGTCAATGTACCATCTACGAAAAATATCATGACCCATATTACCAAAATCAAGTAGCTTCAGAATCTGATCAAATTCATCTCTGATTTTTTTCTTGATAGCATTGGATTCTTTTATTTCATCTGTGTTAAGTTCAACACCGCGTTCTTCATCGTCATTGACAATAGCTTCATTGACAATTTCGTCTATAGCAGTTTCAAGTTCTGGCTGCATAGACATTTCACGGTATCTTGTGATGAGTTCGATTTCATTACGAACAACGCCATCTAGATCAACATATGTGCCATAGTAAGCACCCGACTGAATGGTTACGGCACCATCGTCGGTTGTTGGAATAGCAAACGATTTGTTACGTTCGTCTTCTTGTTGATTTTTCTTACGGCTTATTTCAAAACCGAAAAAGTTTACGGCCATTATTCACTCCGAGAAAGCGGCGGGGATTTCTCCCCGCCTTTGTTAATAATATAATTAAGCAACAAAACCAACTGGTGCGGTTGCGGCTGGTACTTGTGGTTGATCATTATCAGTTGTATTTGCTGGATAATCTTCCCACCACTGATATGCAAATGTGACAGCAAACTCTTCAATTGTATCGTTTGCGCCCCAATCCATTTCAATAGGACTTAAATCAATTGGGAATATACCAACAAATTTGTAACTCTTTTTTCCAACTTCTGGTCTATCAGCATTAGCTTTACCATACTGAGTAATATATGCGATAGATTGATATGAAGCAGGACTTACACGATTAGGATTACGAATATTACCAACGTGAGAGTTTAGGTCGCTCATCCACTTTTCCATGGAATTGCGTACAATAAAATCTTCATCATTGATAATAGTTACTGTCCATTCAGTAAATGTTCTATTACCTGCAAACTTCAGTTCACGACCAAAATAGTTAACAGGAATCTGATTTACAGTTGAACCAGGTAACTGAGCGGCTCTACACATAAACGAAAATTTTGTTCCTACAGTAACAGGCAAGCCTTCAATTCTACATTGAAATAGATTAGGACGAGCGCCGTCACCAACCATTTGTGATCTAAAATCTGAAACATTAAAAGCCATTTAAATTACTCCTTTTCTTTATTTATGTTCATTTTTGTCATATTAGAATCTACCTACGATTTCTTCGAAGGCAACACCAGTTCTAACAGCTACGAAGTTAAGCTGAATAAAGTTGATGCTTCTAGCTGGCTTAATGTAAATATCACCGATAAACTCGTTTCTATCGATAACTTCAGGAGTATTATTTGTAGTATCGCAAACTACTCTGTATGCATAGATACCACGACGACCTTGAACGTCACGTAGATATGGTTCTACAAGACCAATGAACTGTGAGCGTGTGAACTCATCGTTGAATTCGAACAAGCTATACTTGGCTGCTCTTGCAATTGCTTTTTCAAGTACAATAAACAAGCGACGAACGTTGATACGATCAAATGCTGATGGACGAGTAAGCATTGTCTTATCACCATAAAGAACTGTGCCTTCGCCTGGGAATGAAACGACAGGATTGATACCGCTCTTATATAGTGTGTCACGATCAGTCTTATCTGGATTCCATGCAAGCTTTACTACGTTCTTGATTTGACCGCGATTGAAACCTGCTGGTGAATACCATGGATCACGATCTTGATCTGTTCTTACACATAGACCAGCGATGTCACCATTAAGTGGCACCCAACGATACACATTACTGTACTTGTCAAACTGATACTTCCAACCTGAATCCATTACAGCATATGATGTTGAAGGTAAATCATTTCTAAATGCTACAGATAAATCAGCTTCACGACCATACCTATTAACGACAGATGTATATGGTGGTGAAATAAACGCTACGCAGTCTTTACGTGTTTCAACAATGTTATCAATAACATGTCTAGAAACTGTATTTGATGCTGCACCTGTTATGATGAGAGAAATATCTGTTTCTTCAGCGTTCTTAAAACGATCATAACCTATAATTAAATCAGCATCTGTTGTGTTTACTGATGCACCATTTTGCAACGTATATGAATATATTGCACTTGAAGTAAATGTTGTGTTTTGAGCTGTATTACCCCAACCAACAGAAGTTTCTGCATGATTAGTTATGTAAATATATCTTGATTTATCGTTAATCACATTTACGTAATAGTTAGATGAACCATCATCGTTCTTTGCATCAACAGCTTTAGAAACATATGAATACTTTTCAAGAACAGTATTTGGAGCAGCAAAAGTGCCTTTTTGATCAATGACAAGTATGTGCATTTCGTCCCAACGGCCGCCGCGAGTATTTGCGTAACCTGATGTTAATGGAATAGAATCAAATTGGTTTGCAAAGTTTATTGATGTGTTTGAACCCCATATTGTAAATGCGTTCGCATTTGCGCCATTAGCAAAAATTTCAATTCTTAGACCGTTACCTGCATCACCAGCATAACGTGCAGTGATCACATTGATTCCGGCGTTTGAGAGGGTTGTAAAAGGATAATTCCAGTTTGCATTATAATCTTCTTCATTTGCAATTAACACACCTGTATTGCCGCTAGTAGAATTTCTATCTGATACTGTATTAGAAGTACGAACGACCTTAAGATCACGACCGTATGCCAAAAAGTTAGCTGCGGTAAACCATGTTGCGATAGCATTTGCGTCTCCTGTAGGCTTACCGAAAGTCTCTACAAGTTCATTTTCATTAGAAATAGTAACGATTGTATTTGAAGGGCCCCATGCAAATCTTGCTGCAATTGCACCTTGCGTAGTTCCAACTGACGGAACTATAGTTGTAAGGTCAAATTCAGTTACATTTACACCTGGTGACAGTTGAAATGCCATATTGTCTCTCCTTTAAAAGTGGATTATTATTCTTTATATTATTTAGAAAAATGACGATTTATAGTCTATCTGACCAGTTTAAATCGCTCCAAGGATATCTCTTGTCGATGTCTTCAAACCATACTGTACCTTTTTCATCCACTTCCATTTTAGGAGTATATCTATCAAGTCCATCATCTATGATCGGCAAAGGAGTCAAATCGGAATCCATCAACTGCAATTGTTCTTCTTGCAGAGTTCGACGGATATCGTTCTTGATGTTTTCTTTAAAGTATCTCTGGGCGGTCAACCAGCCAAAATGCACTAAAGTCATGGCAAGATCGTCGTTGTTTCCTTCTTCTGCTTTGAATGTCTTCTTGTCTGCTGAGAATGTAGTTAATTCCATGATCGTCTCAGCATCATGAATGATGAGTTTATCGCTCTCAACCAAAGTTTTTAGATTAGCACAACCGATATTCTTTGTCTGTTGTGAGGTTCTGATACCATAAGCAATTCTCTTTTTAAAACCTGGTGTTTGCTGCTGACCTTGTTTGCCTTTGACTTCAATCTTGATGAGATTTTCATATGCAATTTCATGGTGTAGAATTTCAGAAACTTGTAGTCCTATGCTATTGATCTCTACCAGTACAAATGCTTCATTGTAGTATCTTGCATGATTTACAATGACAGCAGGATAAAGCATAGGTGATATCTTGTTGTTTCGATATTTGGCAACCTGTCGGTACGGTATCTCAGTAACGTCTATGATTGAAAATGTTGAGTTGTCCAAGTTCAAACCTTCAGCAACATCTACAGTCATGGTATATGTATGATCTTTGATAGGTTCTTCATAGATATCCAGAAACCCTTCTTTACGTATAGGATTCTTAAAAGCAAGTGTTCTTAGCTTGCTAGGATGAATGAGTGTATTTGTAGAACCAATAAATTCACACTCAAATTCTTGTCTGAACTGATCGGCTGAAGTGTTACGGATTGTCAGTTCTTTCCATGCTTGGTCACGACCTGGCACCATACTCCAGTGAATTTCAATAGGTATATAATCACTTCTCTTCTCAGTTGCTTCTACCCACATACGATAGAACAAGTTCAGACCGTTTGGTGTAGAAACAATGATAACTTTTGTTGTGTTACCAGATGAAATGGTAGGATACGTAGACATGAAGAATGCTTCAGCAATGTTGTTTGGAACGAATGCAAACTCGTCTAAGAAGATAACATTGAATGATCTACCACGAACAGATGAACCAGATGTTGAATCAGCAATTGCGCGTGAACCATTAGCCAACTCAATAGAACCTTTGTTCCATTCTTTGACGCCTTGCTGTAGAAAGCGAGGAAGATATTCAAAGGCAAGCTGAAGTCTGCCCATAATTTCACGAGCAGTTGAAGACTTGTTAGCAAGAATAGCTATATTGACGTTTTCATTGAACAGAATGTAGTGTAGCAGAAATGCAACAGATGTTGTAGTCTTACCTACCTGTCTAGGCAACTTACAGATAGAAAATCGGTTCTCATGGAATGTTGTGAGCATTTCTTTCTGAAAGTCCCACATGCGGAATGGCATAAGACCATGATCGACGTTGATAATACGCATGTACTTGGTAGCAAAGTAAACAGGATCTTCCATGCACTTGGCAAACTCATCACGCTCAATCTGTGTAAAAGCATGTTGGTAATCTTCTTTTGGTAAATTAGGATTACCTTTGTAACCATTATTAAACATCTGTGTCAGTCTTTTCTATCGTTCTTTTTGATTTCTTCATAACGATCATTCAGCTCTTTCATCTTTTTACGAAACTCATCACTGTCGATCAATTTTCTACCAAGAGCTTTTTCAATCTTGGCTAGTGGTGACACATAACTTTTGCCATATGCTTCTTTTACTGTACCTTTGATTACATGGACAGCCGCTGTTCTTCCTCTTCTGTTCATTGATGTCAATCTGGTATTACCACCAACATTATGTTCTATAGTTTTGCCTGAAAGAGGATCTTTAACTCTAAGTATTGTAGGTGATGTTTGAACTTTGCTTCTGCTTTTCTCTGCTCTTGCAACTCTTTCAGGTGTTAGCTGAGATTTAGCTGTATCCCAATCTTCTGTACCTGTAGTGTTTTGTACATTTCGTTGTTTGAGAGTATCTTTACCATAAAGTTCTCTTGGTTTTTTAAGTTGCTTGCGTATCATATCAGGTCTATTGACAAGATTTTGCATTGCTTTACGGATAGCAGGATGCAAGAACTTTGCTGTTTTATCATGAATAAGCTGACTTGCAATTTCGCCTCCTCTAGTATCAAACTCTCTAGAGAATTCTCTAGATTGTTGCGGAGCTTCTAATGAACGCCATGATTCTTTGATCTCTTCTGGATTATATCCCCACTCAAGATGAGAATCACCATTTGTATGTAAATGTTTTGCAGGAACTCTCATTGTAGCAATCTTGTATTTGCCATTTAAATTGGCTTCTCCATGTTCTTTTGCATAAGCCTTAGATGTTGTAACCCAATCACCAGGTCTTATCATTTCTCTCAAAGGATTATCACTTTTCAATGCTTTATTATACACTTCTACAGGTACAGCACGATGAATAGCAACTTTTTCATCAGGTTTATCTCTAAATCGCACAATCTTATCATGGTTTTCTTTGTCATATTCATTGCCATAATCAGAGTAATATTTGAATCCATTGTTGCTATAAAAGTCTGATGGATAAACACCATTTGATGTGACATCGTGCATAGGTGCACCACTATCAGGACCAGGAGCTTGATGTTCACCTTTATATTCTTCAGATTCTTTTAAAAACTGCTTAAGTGTTTTCATATTTAAGGTTTCCTAGGTATCTTATAAAATTTTTGAGTAATACCTTGTTCATTAGGTGGGGCTTCACCACCACCATGTTTTCTAGCTAAAGCATTATAGAGACTATCTCTGCTAGTATCTTCTCTTGATGATGAATAACTAATTCCGCTTAGTTTATGTTTATCTGCATGTTCTCTAGCTATATTAGCCACAGCAGCAATAACTTGAGGCGATCTTGTTCCCATTTTACCAGTTTTTTCTGTAGAACCTCTGTCGTAAAATACCACACGACCAACTTTATTTCTATCATGGTGAATGTGTACATCAATGTTTGTAGGTTTTTCATCTTTTTTACTAGGAACAGTAAATGAGTATCCGTGGATCTCACTATCATGAGGCCCTCTTTTAGTATTTAATATACCTTTACTTTGATATGGTAATTTAGTATCAAATAGTTCTGTTACAAATTGCTTAAATGTTTTCATTCTTCTTTTCTTTCATCTGTTTAAGTAGATCGGCAGTAGTTCCTACAAATACTGCTTTTTCTACTGTAACATTTGTTTTATCTTCTTTCTTTGTACCACGTAAGTCTTGATTTTTCTTCTGTAGATCATACAGGTCTTTAGTAATATCTGCGATAGTCTTCATTGTTGTTGCTAATACTTCATATGCTCTAGGAGATTCGGATTCTTTGGCCAAATCAGTCAAGTTTTCCATCGCAGCATTACCTTTCTCTATGAGAGATCGAAATGTGCGTCTTGATAGATTGTAGTCAGCATCAGCATCATTGAATTCATGTGGAGTATTAATTATCACTTCTCTCTTAGGTTCTATGATTTCGACTTCATTGCCGATACCAAGAGAACTTGAGATTATATCATTTGATTTTTCACTCATTCAGTTTCTGGCCATTCTGTTATTGTTGTAGTAAATCCAAAATCTTCATCTGGTTCAGCATCAATTGGATTTGGATCAATCTGTATCTGAGCAAGCTTTATCGGTGTTATATCAAAACTAGCTATATTGCAGACAGCATTCGTTGATGCTGCTCTAATAGTATTGTTTACTTTAAACTGACCTTGAGAACCACCAATAACAAGTCTGTTGGTTTCATCATGCCAACTCAAAACATATCCGTATGCGGTAGCAGTTTGATAATTAGCACCTTGATATACGATATCATTTACTTTGAAATTGCTATTTGCCAAAGGTTCTGTTGTATTGATCTTGATGATATTACCTGCTTTAAGTGATTCATCATTGTAGATATTAGCAAATACACGACGAATGATCTTGCCTGTAGAAACTGGACCGTAATAGTATGCCTTCATCGTGAAAGAAAGAGTCCATGATACATATCTTACAGCATCAAAGTTACCTTCATGCTCAATCACATTAGATACTTGATTAAGTATGATAGGAATGTCTTTGAGAAATCCCATTGTAGGTACAGAATCGATTGTCACTGTGTAGTCAGGATTAAAATATGGTAAAATTTGTTCTACAATATGTGTACCATCATCAACGTTTCTTGCGTATATCTGTAGATCGAAATTCAAGTCATACGGCACACCCATATACTGAGATGCACCACGTGAAGATGTATTTGCAATAGGATTTTTTAGCAGTGAATTTTGTTTTCTAGAAGCATCATATGAAAACCCAGTCAATTCAAATGACATTCTAGGTAGAACAACCTGTACTGGTCTCTCTAAGTCTGGGTCTGCTCTTAGTCTTGAGTAATACTTTTCTTTTGGTGCATAGACAACAGGCACTTTGAAACGTTCAATTTCAACTTCTGAATTCTTGTTAATGCGCTTCACAGTAATATTGTTGAACATATTACCAAACAATATTACATATTTGCGAGTTAATTGATGATAAAAGTAAGCATTAGATAACATTTTTACGGCATCCCGAATGGATTGATCTCTGATAGATCAATGAATGTATTAGCTTCGTTTTGTATAACGCGATTATCAGAATCATCGTATTCAATGAGATCAGACATGTCATCAAACGATATGACATTGTATCTTGTATTTGAACTTACACCAATAACGTTTATTGATGATCTTATATTGCCTGCAATATTGATAATCTGCAATATCTTTGTTCCAGGATTCCAGTTCTTCACTTCTGCCGTTGCTGAAGCATATGCAAGATTAGCACCTTGATACACAATTTCATCTTGTATGAAATTACCAGAACCTGTGCCTAAGTTCATCTCAATAGAATAAGATACCACATGTTCAATATCATCAACTTCTGCAACACCAGTATCAAAGTTTTCATTGCTGTAACGGAATGTTTCACAACGCAATTCATACATATATGGTTTTCTTTTACCAAGCGAGAAGAACATCAATTCTTCTTCTACGAACTTGATTTCAAATATCTTGTTTAACAAAGGAACATACAACAGATCACCTTCTCTTGGTCTGATTGCTGTATTTGAAGGTACATATTTTTCAAATGATCTTCTTGATACAACAAAGTTTGATGTGTCTCGAATTTCAAGACCAAACTTAGAAAAGAAGTCACCATCACCTTCGTAACCTTCTACGTTAGCCAGATACATTTCTATGGTATATGCTCTGCTGAACTTTGAATTTACGCTTTCACCAAGAACATCATCAGCGGAATCATAAACTTCTCTTGGTAGATACTTGACATCATGACCCATGATTTGAATTGATTCGATTATCAAATCTTCAAGAAGAAAATTTTCATTGATATCAGAAGGTGAAAAATTATTGAAGTATACGGAAGTTGCCATCATTTACCCCATTATGAAATTTGGAGGTTCTTCGTAGGTATCTCGTATCAACTGTTCTATCTCTTTGACTTCAGCATCTGCTTCATTGTAGATTTGTTGACCGTTCATTGTCACACCACCAGGTAACTGCATACCAGCAAACTTCTTCATGTTGTTACCCCAAATTCTCTTGATATGTGCTGTTGTCAATCTCTTCAACATACGATCATTCCATACATCAGCATATGAACTTGGATCAACTATGATAAATCCTTCAACAATCAAGTACTCTCCTACATTTGCCATAGCCCAGTTCCAATCAAGATATAGCTTGTCTGTGTGTCTATTGAATCGAATTGGTT